GAGACAAGGCCAAGGCCCTTCCGCACACAGTCAAACCGGACTGGGATAACCTCCCGAAGACTGTCTGCGATATCCTGACGCGCGAGAAGTTCTGGCATGACGATTGCCAGATCGTGTTCGGTCAGGTAGTCAAGTGCCGGTACAAGCAGCCGTTCGTCGGCGTGCGTATCTGCCCGGCCCCTTGGGTCGATGAGCCCTTCGTAGACGCCTTGTATGCATCCCACAACCCAGACTGAGAAGGAGATAATAGCCCGGTATGGCTTGCCTCGAGATGAGATGATCGCCTTCCGGCGCACTCAGCTCAAGGAGGGCGACGACTGGTACCGCGTGTTTCAGGGAGCCAAACCGGCCCACATGTGCCCGATCGCCTTCACCGACGGCGGATACCTCAAGGTCATGGCCAAGTTCAAGCTCACCACCACCGAGCAGGACGTCTGGCCGAAGGTCGCGATAGTCAGCCGGAACAACTGGCCCAACCAGAAGCTCATGACTGTCCTGATTGACGGCAAGAGCCACAACGTCATCGTGGCCAACGCCAAGCTGTTTTACCCCGGAGCTGAAGTTGAGGTTGACCGGAAGGGTGGAAATCTAATCTGCTCGCAACGGCCGCTTAGCTCGGCCAAGCTCTTTCAAGCCCTGAAGCGCAAACATGAAGAAATCAAACCCCGGAAAGAAATCCAGTAACTCCAGCTCCAAGAGCTGGAAAGGCTACAAGGGCTGCTAATGCCCGGACCCTCGGAAGACGAGGATCTCCTAGAGGTCCCCAACCCTGCTGAACAAGCTCGGGTTCGGGGAGCCATCAAATCCAACCTTGATCTGCTTTCGCCGATGATGCGGCAGAAGCACCTCGAGGACTCAAGGCGCCAAGCTGACGTCGCGGCCCAATACGGGCTTGGTGCGGACATGGCCTACCAACGCCGAGTGACCATCGGCATGGGCGCGCAAGGTATCATCAACGCCGGCGGCGAAAGAAAAGGGGGCTACGTGTCCCTTGAGTCCGGCGCGGCTGGCATCATCGCGGCTGGCGGACAAAAAACGGGTGACCATGTGACCATCGGCATGGGCGCCGCGGGCATCAAGGCCCAGAACCAAGCCTACTTGTCTCAGAAAAAAAGAGGCGCGGGCGCCCTTGCGGGCGCCAGATACGGATCTCCCGAGATGTTTCCGGGCAAGTTCCCGAACATCGTCTGTGGCCCTGTGTCGGTCGGTTTTGGCAAGTCTGCCGGTGGCGCCAACATAAACATCCTAGGGACTCGCGGTACAGGTTTTGCCGCCCGAGCGAGGTGAGCTTCGAGCAGGTCAATATCGGAACTCGTGACGACCCTTTGATGGTCACGAAGCACCCGATAATACATACTCCGACAAAGGAGGATTTGATAGAGCTGGCTCGCGAGCTCGGCCCCGAGGCCGCCGCCGAAGTGCTAAAAAGGCGCGAGGAAAAGATTAAAGCTGAAGAGCTCGACCCGTACCGCCACGGCTACGAGCCGGATCATTGGCGTGAAGCCGATGGGCTGCTCATGTCCGGCAATGAGCTCCTGATCATGGGTGGCAATCGCGCCGGCAAGACAGAGTACGCGGCCAAGCGAGTCATGCAGCTATTGTGCTCCCGCCCGAACTCGCGCGTCTGGTGCTTGCACACGACGTCGCAGACCTCGATCCAGATGCAGCAAGCGGTCATATGGAAGTATATGCCGCCGGAGTACAAGAACGCCAAGAAGACGAAGGTGACTAACATCCAGTACTCCCAGAAGAACGGCTTCACCGACGCGACGTTCGTCCTCCCGAACAGGTCACAGATCTTCTTCATGAACTATGGTCAGGAGAAGAAGGTCATTGAGGGTGGTGAACCCGACCTGATCTGGTGCGACGAGCTTGTGCCGCCGGACTGGGTAGAGACCTTGCGATATCGCTTGGTGACCCGCTCTGGCAAAATGATCCTAACCTTCACTCCGATCACCGGATACACGCCGGTCGTTAAGGAGTATGTTTCTGGCTGCCGCTTCAAAAAGACCCTCAAAGCCGACCTTCTACCCGACACTCAGAATGTACCCAACATACCTAAGGGCCATATGCCCTACACGGCTTCGTGTATCAAGGGATCAGCAAACGTCATCTGGTTCCACTCCGTACTCAATAGCTATTCTCCGTTTGACCAGATCAAGCTGGCTCTAAGGGGGAGGGGGCCTTACGAGGTAAAAATCCGCGCGTACGGATGGGCCGAGTCATTGTCCGGCTCGCAGTTCCCGCGTTTCGGTGAGCCAAACATAATCCCGCCGGATAGGATACCCAAGGAGGGTACCAACTACATGGTGGCCGACCCGGCCGGAGCTAGGAACTGGTTCATGCTTTGGATGCGCGTCGACAAGGATGGCAACAGGTACGTCTACCGGGAGTGGCCCGACATAAGCATGGGCGAGTGGGCCCTGAATGGCGACAAGCCCGATGGGAAGCCCGGCCCGGCTCAGCGCCAAGGGGCTGGCATGGGACTCATAGAGACCAAGCAGCATATACGATCTCTCGAAGGCGACGAGGTGATCTTTGAGCGCTACATCGACCCTCGCGCCGGCAACGCCACAGTCATTAACAAGGAGGGCGGCACTACGCTCATACAGCTTCTAGAAGAAGAGCCCGAGCCAATGTGGTTCACTCCTGCCGCCGGCCTCAGGCTTGAGGAAGGCGTGAACATCATCAACGACTGGTTCTCCTATGACCAGAACCAGCCTATCAGCGCCATCAACCAGCCGAAGCTCTACATCTCCGAGGACTGTATCAACACGAGCTGGTGCATCCGCGAGTGGACCGGCTTGGACGGCGAAAAGGGCGCCAGCAAAGACCCTGTGGACTGCCTCCGGTATCTTGCCGTGATGCAGCCGAACTACGCGGACGACAAGACCTTTAAGGCCGTCGGCGGAGGATCATACTAATTCCCATGATATCGATACCCGCGGGCACGCCCCCCTTGCTCCGCCTCGCCGAGGCTCAGAGCATATTCAACATAAGCAAATCCACGCTGTTGCGAATGCGACGCCGTGGCGACGTCAGGACCTACAAGACCACCGGAGGACAGTTCATGTTCTACCGCGACGACCTGACCGAACACATTTCCAAGAACACCAATGGCAAACATCAAGTACAAGGATCACAGGAACCAGCGTGACCAGCTAGCTTACCATCAGCGGGTACCGGATATCCAGTTCCTGCTGAACGAGTATCAGCGCTCCGCCTTCTTCGGCACGATGGTGTCGAAGATGAACTATGCCGACGACATTCGCCTAGCTCGCTGGCCCGGCCAGACCGACGACGGCAAGAAGCATAGCTACGCGCGCCCCGACGGAGACCCGGCGTTTCCGTTTGAAGGCGCCTCTGACGTTCGTATCCGCCTAGTCGACAGGCTCATTAGAGAGCAGAAAGCCTTGCTCATGCACTCATTCAAGGCTTGCACGCTAAAGGTCGGAGGCACGGAGATTAATGACACCATGTCAGCGGCATCGGCCACAAACCTGATGAGGTGGCTTATCGAGACCAAGATGAAGCTTGAGCTCCATAAGGAAGCCGAGCTTACGGCAGACTACATGCTTCACTACGGATGGTCCATCGTGCAGATCGGATGGGAGCGAGAGGCCGGCAAGCGCATCCAGCCGATCACGCTGATGGAGCTTGCTGAGGCCGCGCAGGCCCAGCAGATGGCCGGCGCCGACGGGCGCATGGGTGCAATGGTGTCCGCCATACAGGACTCCTCGAAGGAAGACTACGCGCTGCAGCTCATGATGGCATACCTGCCCGATCAGGCTGAGCCCGACCTCAGGAAGGTCATCAGGGAGCTCCGCGAAACCGGAGAGTCCAGCCTGTCGCAACCTTTTATCGCCAAGAACCTCCCGGTCGTCACGGCCCTAAAGCCTTATGACGAGGTGTGCTTCCCCCCGGAGACGAGCGACCTGCAGAAGGCCCGAGTCATATTCCGACGACAGTACGTCACGGAAGTCGAGCTTCGGTCCATGGCTGAAGTGGCCGGCTGGAAGCGCGATTTCGTCGAAGACGCGTCCAAGACGATGGGCAACCATTACTACTTCAATGACCCGAACCTAGTCCCGACGACGACCATGCTGAACACCAACATCCAGCGCGGCGACAACCTGATCGAGATCGTCTGGGCTTACTACAGGCAGCTGGACAAGGACAACATACCGGCGATCTATTATACTGTCTTCTGCCCTCAGGTCGGTTCGGAGAAGTACGGCATCCAAGAGATGCTAAACTATGCCCACAACCAGTATCCGTTTGTAGAGCTTCGCATGGAGACGTCGCGCCGCGCCGTGACCGAGTCCCGCGGCATACCGGAGTTGTGCAAGACCGAACAGGAAGAAGTCAAAGCTCAGCATGATGCGATAAGGGACAGGACGGCAATCGAAGTCCTGCCTCCCGTCAAGGTAGTTAAGCGCATCGGCGCGCTAAACAGGATCGCTCCCGGTCAGGTGCTTCCCGTCACCAACAAGGACGACTACACTTGGCTTGAGCCCCCGGCAGGCAGGGCGGAATACGCCTTCCAAGTAATCGAGCAGGTCGAGAAGAACCTAGGCAACTATTTCGGCTTCCAAGTCGGAGAGAAGCCCATCGACCCGGTCAAGATACAGATGATGAAGCAGCTTCAGATCGACAACTGGCTGATGTTCTGGACCCGCTGCTTCAGTCAGATGTTCAGCCTATGCCTTCAATACATGCCCGAAGAGGAGATCGTCCGCATCACCGGAACTCCGCTCAAGCAGGGGATGTCAGATATCCACACCCAATATGACCTGAACGTAAGGTTCGACGTCCGTGACGCCGATCCGGAGTTCGTCAGGGAGAAGCTCAAGTCCATCGTCGAAACTGTCGTTCCTCTGGACGTTTCCGGCGTCATAGATCGCGACAAGCTGGTGAAGCTTGTCATCGAGTCGATCAGCCCGGATGCGGCCCGCGAGCTCGTCATCGACAAGGCTACCGCGTCGCAGAAGCTCTACAAGGACGTCACCAGCGATATCGCGCTGATGATGCTTGGCAATGAAGCTCAATACGTCGAAAACGACCCGCAGGCATCTTCCAAGCTCCAGTTCGCTCAGGATATCTTGGCCAAGAACCCGAAGGCTCAGCAGGCCGCGCAGGGCGATCGCATCTTCCAGATCCTGCTCGAGAACTACATGAAGCAACTTCAGTTCTCAGTAGAGCAGGAGAAGAACAAGCAGATTGGCCGGGTCGGTGTTTCTCCTGCCTCCGAAAAGATACAAGAGGAGTTCGGCAAGGCCGCAGAAGAAGGCGCAATTCAAGCGCCCGCACCCCAGCAGCAGGCCCCCTCTCCTGATCAACTACTCGCATGAGCCAACCTAAGAACCCCCAAGAAGTGAACATGGCCATTCAGCGCGCGCTGGAGAACCAAAGCCTCCAATGCAACGAAATGTTCAAGGCCATACTCGTGGTCATAGACATGTCCTTGCAGATCGAAATGTCTAGAGTCATGGCCTCAAGTACTGTTGGCGAGGCCCGTATCCATAGCGCCGGCCGTCTGGACGCCCTAAACGACATGCTTGTAGAGCTCCAATCCCGTCGCGACGTGGCTACGGCCGGCACAAATGCGGCTCAAAGCAATTCACCGGGCGTATGACTCTTGTGATTGCTCCTACGAGGCACACATTTTGACCTGTCTCTGCGGACATTAAACGCTGAACCTACATGGAAAACGACCAACAGCCGCAAGCTGAACTCGAACTTGGGAACGAGTCTAATCCCCCCATGAACCAAACCGCGGGACAGGCCGAACCCCGCGTAATCCAAAGCCCGGAAGATTTCTTCTCTCGGGTGCTGTCTGGCGGCCAGACGGAACAAACCACCGGCGAGGAGTCGCCGGAAGCGCCCGAGGCAGAAATGTCGGAGGCAACCACGGAAAGCCAAGAGACCGAACAGCCGGCCGAGCAATCCGCACCCCCCACCAAAGGGATGCAGAAGCGCTTGGATAAGCTGACGGCCCTGAGGCGGGAAGCCGAGGAGCGAGCCCAGAAGCTGGAACAGGAAGTCGCGGAACTCAAGCGATCCAAGGCCGTCGTTAGCACCCAGTCGCCCAATCCATACGTGCAGCTGGAAAGTGAAAGCGATATACAGGCCGAGTTTGAGAAACAGCGAAAAATCCGCATCTTCTGTGAGCGTTACCCGGACGGATACTACCCGGATAATGGTGAGCCGGTGAGCAAGGAGTCCATAGCCAAATCAAAGGTTACGGCGCTTCTGGCCATCGAAGAGCACCTTCCGCGTCAGCTCAACTATCTGAGAACCAAGTCGCAAGCCAAGCAAGTCGCTTCGAGCGAGTTTAAATGGCTTAACGACCCGACGGATGAACGTACGGCCAAGGTGAAAGCCTTTGTCGACGCAGTCCCGGAGATAAAGCGGTTTCCGGATTACGAGATCTACGCGGCGCACATGGTGAACGGACTTACGAGCTACCAAGCTCAGAAAGCCCGAGCCAAACAGCAGCCGGCACGAGTTCCGATGCAGCCCATGAGTTCGAGCTCCGCTCCGGTGCGCCCCCAAAAGGGCGACCCGATTGAAGCCTCGGCCAGCATGGACCGCTACCGCAGGACGGGCTCAATCGACGATCTGGCAAACGTGTTCAAAAACAAGTTCGTCTAACCACCAAATACCATGGCCAACCTCTACGAAAGCCAGTTCCAGAACCAGCGCCCCCTCCCGGGTGCTCGCGTCGGTATCCGAGAAGAGCTCTCGGACCTCATCCTCAACGTCGACATGAAGGACACGCCCATCACCTCGATGGCCAAGCGTGGCTCCAAGCCCGGAAACACCACGTTCCGCTGGCAGGTCGACCGCAACCCGGAGCCGTCCATCGAGCTCGGCGTCCTCGATGGCGCTGATGTCGATCCGACTAACCCCAAGGACAATTCGGATTTCAAGCAGTACACCATCGGGTACCGCACCGAAGTGGAGAACAACATCCACATGTTCCGCAGGGCCGTCCACGTCTCCAACCTCACTCAGGATATCCTAAACATCGCCGGCGTTAAGGACGAACTGTCCCGCCAGCTTTCCAAGGCTACCCTCGACCTGAAGCGCTCCATGGAGCTCACCTTCACGTCCGACGTCCTCCCGTCCCTCGACAATGGCTCGACCATCCCTTACAGGACCCGATGCCTCACGTCTTGGATCAAGAACGACCTCGCGACCAAGGCTGACAACCAGCAGGAGAAGTACGGCATCACCAGCGCTAATAAGCAGGTGATCCGCCCGATCGACTCCAACTTCACGACCCCGTCCACCTCCATCATTGGTACCGGCCTTACTGTCGATAACCTTTCGGAGAACGACGTTCAGGATGTGATGACCTCGGTCTACGAACAGACCGGCCAGTTCCGCTCCCACGAAGCCGTCGTTGGCACCTCCCTCAAGAGGCAGTTCACGAACCTCGTGTACACCCAGCGCGCTCCGGCCCTCGACTCCAAGATCACCAACAATCGCGACGCCAACTCGGACACCATCAAGGCTTCCGTCGACGTCTTCGAAGGTGACTTCGGTCGTCTGTCGCTGATCCCGTCGCAGTTCCTACACGCCGGCGTCAATCCCTACACCACCAAGTTCGTCGCCAATGCCGACCTCCCGTCCGGAGTCGCCGATGGCCTCAACTGGGTCGTCTATGATGGCGTTCAGGTCGAAGGCAACATCGTCCCGATCAACGTGTCTTGGTCCGGCGATACCCCGACTGTCGACACCACCAGCGCCATCGCCTGCTACGCCACCGAGGCTGAAGCCAAGAAGCACATCAATCTGCACGCGCAGAATGCCAAGTGCAAGGGCTTCATCATCCCGTGGGAGTACCTCGAGATCCGCTATGGTGGCAACATCGCGCAGGTCCGCGAGCTCACCGAAAACGGCGGCGGTCCTCGTCGCATGATGGAAGCCATGGCCGCTCTGGTCGTCCAGAGCCCCCTGTGCTTCGGCATGTTCGACTACAAGGCCAACAACGCCTAATCATACGAGGTCATGGCTGAGCTGCCGCCCATCCATGAGTCCATTCCCGACGAGCTTCTCAAGCCCATGCTTGAGGAGTTTCGCTCGGGGTGGAACCTCCGTAAGGTCCAAGCTGAGGCAGCTCGGAAGCTCATCGCCGAGACCAACAAAAATGAGCACCAATTTTCCGATGGTCTGGGCCAGCTGAAGGCCCGCATCCCTATTGACTTTTATCAGCACATGAAGTTCCTGTTCGGCCAAGATATCTGGCAGGACAAAAAGTTCCTTAACCGCGTCCTTCAGGAAAACCCTGAGTTCAAGCCGACTGTCGCCGCTAAAACGCAGATAGTCACGCCGGGGCTGCCTTTCTGATGCGCACCGGCTACTTCAGCGAGATCTTGCACATCACCCTGCAGCTATGCGGGCTGGATAGGAACCTGACTACTCCGGATAGGTTCGCCATGATCCGGGACTTTGCCAGCCGCAGGCTCCAGAAGATATGGGAGTCCAACGACTGGCCGGAGCTGAAGAAGTACACCCAATGCCAGACCGAAGTCGTCGGCGAGCGGACGCGCATCATCTTGCCGGCTAACGTCGGTCAGGTCATTGCCGTTTGGACTAGGGACCCGCTAGCCACTACTCACTCGATCCAGAAAGACACGGAGACCATCAACGATGGCATTTACCTTGTGAACGATCTGGATAGCGTAGTCTGGATTGAGCACCGCCCGGACGCTCCCGTACTGTCTGGGGACGCTTGGTCGTCTACTCAGGCTTATAATCCGGGAGCCCAAGTATACTACGATGCCGGAAGCTCTTCCGGCTCATTGGTTCCTGTTCAGGGCTATGCAATTCAGGGCGATTTTTATACTTACGTCGGCAGCACCCCGTCGTCCCCGGGGTCAGCTCCGACGATCGGCGCATGGGAAAAGGTTAAGATACCTCGCCTGTTCTCCGACTACATGGCTCAGGGGGCTTTCTCTGACTACAGTCGGGCTCAGGCCAGCTTGGACGTAAACACGCTCGGCTTTATCGAGAACCGCGCGGAGGAAGCCAAGGACCACGCCCTAGACCAAGTCTTGCGCCAGCAAGGCAGCACCCGTAGGATCAATTTCCGAGGATACTAACATGTTTAACAAGACCACCCCCCTAATCAAGCGGTTCAAGACCAAGACCATAACGGCCTCGGCTACCGCCACCGAAGTTCCCAAGGTGGAGCTCGGCGAACAGCGCATCCAGCTTCACATCCAGCCGAAGGCGGCCAACTGCGTGATCAAGTTCAATGAGTCTGATGCCGAAGGCCTGCTAGTCCTGACCAATGGCATCTACATCATCGAAGGCTATCAGGGTCCGCTATTCATTACCGGCTCCGGTACTGTCATCGTCTACGAGGGCGTCATCTAATGGGATCGTCGTATCTGCCCCCTCCGGAGCAGAACGTCGTCAACGTTGGCGATGAGATCTCCGCCAGCTCGCTAGCCGGCATACAGGCGGCTAATCCCGGCCTGTCTCAGGCCAACCCCGCTGCCACGGAGGACTACGTCGCGTCTGCCATAGCCGCGATACCGGCTCCTCCGCCCAACATAACGGACTACGACAACTTCAAGGTCTACGCGGCCGGAGAGATCGTATTGGCGTCTAACGATTTCTACAGGTTCAATACCTTCATCGGCGCGGCTGGATACGGACCGATAACCCATCCGTCCGCGTGGACCAAGCTCTCCTCGCAGGACCTTTCTGGATACGCCCTGCTTTCTGGAGGAACTTTCACGGGCAAGGTGGCTGTTTCGGCTAACATATCTGGCTCGCCCGTGGCACAGTTTGACCAAACGGGTTCTGGGGGCGGTCTTGTCGTCAGAAACACATCCACTTCATCGTCTGGTAATTGCCTTCGCATCGAGAACAGGGGCATTGGCAATTCCCTTTTGGTCGAGGACTCCACTACCCCAGACTCTACCCCATTTGTAGTCGGCGCTGACGGGCGCGTTGGTATTCATGGTACGCCAGCCACGAACACGGCGCACAAGCTCGCCATCTACAATGGCCACATCGTGTTCAGTTATGGATGGGGGTTGGCGTTCGGCGACGGGACGATCCAGACAACGGCCGCTCCGTCTGCTTCTTCGCTTACGGCCTCGGTAATATCAGCCATAGGAAGCGGAACCCCGATAGCGTCTTCGTCATCCACGATAACCGCCAGCATCAGCTACTACGACGGGTATAATTGGTACTACAGCGGTAGCGAGGACTTTAACATGAGCACAATCCTTTACCCTGAGGTCGGAACAGCCATGTCAGAGTTCAAGTTCGACGGGTCCGGCTTCAATTGGGTCAACGCCGGAAACAACTACAACCAAACTACTGTCGGCAATTTCTACTCCTCGCAAGGATACGTTACTGTGTATTCGGACGGATCTGGAGGCCTGACATACAGCCCACCTTCCCAAGCATGATCACCATAATCCTTATCTCCATCTCCTTCGTCGGCGGCGTTTACGTCGGCGCTCGCTGGGCCGAAAAGCTCCGCGCGATCTACACTTCCGTCACCGGTAAGTAAGCCGTGCTCGAGGAGCCCTACTGGAAGCGTCTGATCGACGAAGCCACTAGGGCTCGTCCTGATCTGGCGTACAAGTTTAAGTCTCCGGCGCAGACGGCCGCAGAAAAGGTCCAGCCGGGCAGTCCGGCCGCGGCCGAAGCTCCGCCCCAGAGCCAAAGCCAGCCAGATGCCGTCTTCAATCAGGACAACGTCATACCGGCGACCCATGTAAACCCGTTTGAGGTAAGGCTGGTATTCAATGATGCCGGCAACCCTACGCACATTAGGTGCTACAAGGGCGTGATATCGGACTATCAGACAGGAAAGATGAGCTCGAACTCTCAGGCGGCCATACCGGTGCCCAAGCGTACGAGCAAAAGGATCAAGATAAACGTCGGCGGAGGCAGTTCCGGCATCGTCGGCGCGGACCAAAAAGACTTCACGCCCTCAAATTACGATCCGGGTCCCGAGCAATTCAAGTATTCGGAGTATAACGACCCGACTCAGACGACTTTTGCCCCTGATTTTACCGGCGTAGCTACCTCTGGGGGCGTAAGCTCAGGCGTGGATCAGCATCCTGAGCCAGAAACGACCACCCAGATCTACGGAACAGGCGGATATCCATACGGGAAGGACACTTTTACCACGAATACGACGCTTGGAGCCTACTTCGAGTGGTCATATTCGGACGGAGCCATGGTCAGGCTGTTCTGCAAGAACGCTTCTGACCCTGAAACGCGCGCTTGGGGCGTCTGGGGTAACTCAGGATCGCCTACTGACCTTGGCGATGACGGGTTTTTCATACTCATAGCCCAAATATCAGGAGGCAGGGTCCTTCAGTTCTTCTCCAGCGACGTCGTTGTGCTTGGCGGTGGAGGCGGCGAGAGCGTCCACCCGTTCAAGCTACGCAAGAACATGACTACCTCCGACCCTGACACCACAGTCTGGGAGGTCACGGCCGGAACCTTAAACAACATCGTGCCCTCAAACGTGACGGATACGTTCTATCTGGTGGACGGAGAGTCGGTATGGATCAAATGCGACACGGACAGCACGACGCATGAATACCCGAGCGCAGTCTCGATAGGGCATGGGGTCGTGATGCCGGACGATGACGACGACTCGGGATACCTCAGGATAGCCAAGCGTGTCGGCTCCGACATACAGCAGTATGTGACTGGGTCGCTATGGTCTGACCGAATTAAGCTCGGTACTGCGACGGCCAAATACTTCTACGCTCGCATCTAATGGGAGAGCTCATCGGATCATCGGACGTCTACAGCACTTGGGGTAAGTTCAGGGCTCCGTTGAGCAACGTGGACACATATTATGGCTTCCTATGGACGACTGAGTTCCCGACTTGGGTGGGAAGCGATTTTAACAAGGAGTACAGGGCAGGCCAGTTTTGCTATACTGAGATAAGCTTCTGCTACCCTCCGGCATACTTTGTGTCAGAGCATGGAAGCATGTTCAGGGTGATACCTTACTCTCCATTTGGGTGGTCTGGGGCGTATATTGGGTATAGCCAATATTACTGGATGTGGGCAAATGACCCAAGCCTGATGCCGCCGCAGAACCTATACGTCAGCTTGGATGACAGGGATTTCGATGAGATGGAAGGCGCCCTTCTTACTTCCGACGTAGGAACTGAGATAATAGACATCCTTGCCAAGACAGGAGATCAGCCCCTTAGCAATCAGGGCGCTGGATGGTATGCCATTGAAAAGCTACAACCCATAACCTAGCTTTAGCCATGGCCCGAGAGATATCTACAGAAGCAGACCTAAGGTTTGAAGGCTTTGCCAGCTATCCCAATAGCGGAGCCTTCGAGCCAAGCACGATGCTTGAGTACGCGTCCAACATCCGCATCAGCGAAGGCGTCATCACGCCGCGCAAGGGATCATACAAGGCCTACACGGCAGGACACAATGTGACCTATGCCGTGGCGGCTCACGGCAAGACCGGCGACTCTATCCTGCTGTTTGGAGCCAATGAGCGCTACACTATCGACGGATCTACCCACGTTTCCTTGCCGGCGCTAGCGACCAAAAGGCCTGTGCGAGGGCAAGGATACGCGGACGCACTATGCATGGAGTCTGACGACACGGACTTTGTAGCTGGAGGCAACATCGTCGAGCGTCTGGTGACGGCGAAGAACGATCAGCTCAGCTTCACTTTCTACGGCGGCGTTGAGCCGATACCGGCCGATAACCTGAGCTTGGTTCAATGCACATACGACCCAATACAGGCCGTGATAACGGGCCACAACTCCGTGTTCGCGTTCGGAAAACGCAGTATTTACGCGGTCAAAGCAGGCATGGGCTATGTAGCTTCACAGAAGAAGCCGGACAGCCTGCATCAGGTGCAGAAGCTGAGCTCTCAGGATGGCGTAGCCGGCCCGAATGCCGTCGCCGAACTAGGCGGCGTGATCGCGTTCTTTGACGTCAACCGCGAGCCGGGCATCAAGATCATCAGCGGCGGCAAGATAAACGAGGGATCTGAGCCCATGAGCAACGCCATCAAGGATATCATTCAGCAGGTGAACCCGCTCAAGTACTCCGAGATACACGCAGTCGGCCACGCCGGTCGGTTTTACTTCTCTCTTCCGTTCCAGAACAAGTGGAAGGTGCTGGTGCTTAACCCTTCCATCAAGGGCATGTTTGAGTCTCTGGATGAGTACCCCTTCAACCCCAACGTGCTTATGGTCGCGCGGAAGGATGGCATTCCACGCCTGTGGGCGCTCGACACTCAGCACAAGAACCTGTACCTGCTTGAGGATGGGTCCAATGACTCCGGCGGAGGCCACCCTGTGTCTGAAATCCGCAGCCGCAGTTATCAATTCCGCACCATGGTAGACAAGAGGTATGACGGCTTCTACGTCCACATGGACAATGCCGACGGCGCGGCGGTCCAGATAAAAGCCATCACAGTCAACCCAGACTCAGAGCAGCTGCTGGATCAATTTTCCAACGCATCCGGAAACACGATTAGGCGCGGTTTGATCAACAAGCGTGCCATGGCTGTGAAGCTCAAGATCATTGTAACCGCAGGCAGCCCTCGCATCCTAGGCATGGGGGTTGATGGCTCCATGGTCGGACGCTCCTTCTTTAGCATCTACTAATGCCCATCTCCGGGACTCCAAGCAACGATACGACTCCGGTCTCCGGGTACACCATGCCCGAGGTGCACAATGGGTATAGCTACAAGATCTATGGGCGCGATCTGACGTCTGAAATATCGACAACGCTAGACTCATATCTGGCCAACGCGTCGAAGTGGGCCAGCACTAACCTTACGTTGACCGGGTCGCTCGTATCTCAGACTGTAACCAATGCGGCCAACCTTAGGCCGATGTACTCGAGCTCTATGGGGAGCTCTGCCATCTCTCTTGTCCCGACCACCTCCGGACAGGTGCTAAGGCTCGACGAGCTGGCGCTAGCGGCAAAAGCCCTGCTTGACGACCCGGAGATAGATGAGTCCGCCAATGGTCAGATCTCTGCCGGACTGAGCGCCGCGATGGGAGGCGGACATAACGCAGTAACGGCGATCAAGGACAATATCACTTTCGATCAGAAGCTTCAGGCCAAGAACGTGGCATTTGGCGCTTACGCTCAGGCTCTCGACGCCTACTACAAGACCTACACCGCCACCGGATCACAGCTTTCGCAGGTGACTACCGATGGAGCGGCAAAGGCCGCCCTGATGGTCCCGACTGTGGCTCCGTTTGAGTCGCAGATGGCGGCCGACATATTGTCCAACTGGAACGACGCGCTCAATACCGGCCAGCTCCGCGATCAGCAGATCCGTCAGACCTACGAGGCCGGCGCGGCTCTAGACTCCTTTAATCCGGGCACCAACTTCTCAGCGTGGAACGCAGAGTACGCCCTTGCCTACTGCGGCATCAAGTCGCAGGCCGCCGCCGCTAAAGCCACCTAATGCAACAACTACAATCACTATACCGCGGCGATAGCTCGCCGTCTTTGGCGCAGATATTCGGCATGCAATATCAGCCCCAGAACGCCACTTCGCAGATGGCTCAAGCGGCCCTCTCCTCTGGCATGTCCGCCGGCGCTCAGGTCAAAACGACGGCCATGAACAATGCGACGCAGGTTGGCATAGCCGACGCAAATAGGCAGCAGGCGAACAGGCATTTTACCCTGACTAACGCCCTAGCCAACAGGCAGCAAAGCGAAGTGGAGCGAAACAATATGGCCACCAATGAATACAATTCCGGGATGCTGGCCAACAACACTACGACCACCAAGTGGAACACGGGTGGTTCAGCTGCTGCGGGGGTGGTTCAGGATGATGTAGCCGCTGGAGGCGAGATAGCCGCTCTTACCTCCCAGATCGACGCAATGATAGGCATGCTGAACCCCAATGATCCTGACTTTGAAGCAAGAAAAGCTCAGCTCACGAAAAGGAAGCAAGGCATCGTTGATGGCTTTAATAACGCCAAGCCCGGACAAAAATCTGCCTATATTAAGAGCGTGATGAGCATGCTTAATCCTGCCGCCGGCAGCACGGGAGTCCCGGGCATGCTAGGCAGGGAGGTGTCGACAGGCGACGTAGGGCGCAAGAAATACCCCAACGCTCCGGCAGCCGGAGGCGTTCCGCTTACCGACGCCGGCAAGCAGGTCTTTAATACGCCGGCCAATTCTAGCGGAACCTACAACCTTGGAGGCAGCAATCCGATCTCCTATGAGGCGACAGACTTGGGTGCCGCCGGCGGAACAATCCAGAACGGCGCTACGACTATCACCCCTTCTTCTGCTGGAGCCGGAACCATGTCCCTTCAGGAGCTGTTGAATTGGAAGCCAGCAGGCGCTCCTGCGGCTCCCGCTCCCGCTCCCGCTCCCGCTCCCGCTCCCTATACTCCCCCGGCCAACATAACCGGAGGGCCGAGCCCTATGTCTCCGGATTGGAAGTTCAATCCTCGCGGACTTGGCCTTCCTAATAACACGCCGGGATCAGGCGTGCTGCTAAACCCGCAGCAGCCTCCCGTCATTCAGAGGAAGGTAGACGCCTCCAACTGGAACGACGTCTGACATGGCAGAGATCTACGACGAGTCTAACTACAGAGCGCAGGCCCCCGAGCCTACGTATAGTGGGGCTGGCCGTAGAATAAAGCCCGAGAACTTTTTCGCTCCTCAGGGCTCCGTTATTAACTTTAGCGAAGTCGCAGTTCCGCTTGGCGTCAACGCCCTTGCGAATGTAGGGAAAGACTACACTAGGCTATTGGCTGCCGGCGGATCTAAAATCCCCGGGATAAGGAAGATAGCTAAGCCTGTGTCTAACTTCTTTGATCACCCGGGAATGCGCGCGCTAGACAAGGCTCAAAGCGTATTGGGGCCCGTTACTGAGTTTGTTACGGACGCCAACTCTTCACAGGATCTGGACCATAACAAGTACGTGGACCTTGGGGTCAACGCGGTTGGAGGAGCTGCCGATTATTACAGGATGATACCATCCCCGGCGGCTCTTGTCGCGTGGCCCCTTGGAGGCACGGCCGAGGGCCTGCAAAATGAAAGCTCGGCAAAAGATAACATAGCTCTAGCAGGAAGGTTCGACCCCAAGCTCAAGGACAATGATAGCAATGTCGAGATAGTGGCCCAAATGCTCCGAGCTGCCAACGCCAGCTGGGGGAAAGGGTCGGCATACGGAATGGCCCCCTTCAACCCATACGACAGGCTCCAATCAGCAATGGCCTCGGAGACAGGCAGGATAGCCCAGATCATAGCAGCCGGCGGCGACGATGAAGACGCATACTATGACAAGGTGGGAGAAGAGCTCAAAGGACTGGCCGAACTGATCCGCCTAGCGGCAGACGAAGAGGGAGATCGGGCTAATCCAGTTTCTGTGTTTGGGGGAGGCACGTTTGCACGACTGCAAACTAAGGCAAATGCGGGAGGTCGGCATTCGCTCATGACACAGGAGCAGAAAGACGCTGAAACCATAGGGCTCCTTAGACAGGCGGCTCAGATGAGGGCCAGAGATAAGGCCATTCAATCTGAACGAGCCAACAGGCTCAGGGAGGCCGTCTTGAACGGGTACCACCTTGATCCATACAACGCCCCGTCCGGGAATGTTGCCGAGGCCTTCCCGGGCTTCTCACTTTAATTTGCATACAGACTAAACCGAATACACCATAATTAACATGGACCAAAACCAGATAGACTTCGTAAACGCTCAGGCTCAATGGGAAGCCAAACAGCAGGCTCTCGCCCTGCGCCGCGCGGCCGCCCTTCAGGCTGAACAAAGTTTTCGCGGCGGCGCAAAAAACGCCCAAGGCACTTTGGTGCCCGGCAAGTATGACGAGGCTGCTGCCGCGCTTGCCGCAGTTGACGCCGAGCTTGCGGCTCACGCGGCCACAAAGCCCGGCGCCGCTGGCCGCGGAGATCCCACCGCTGCCGCTAGGGTGGCCAATGCCGGGGGCGTAGGTAGTGACAGGTATGTTCCCGATGCTCAGGCTCTAGCCATAGCTCAAGCTCAAAAGTCTAGGGGCAGCGAGGTCAACTTTGGTGATGAGTTTATGGCTTTCCTTAAGAGGGCCACCCCCTTCATTGGTCAACAGGGCGACTTTTACAACGTCGCCTCGGGCGGCGTCACGCCGTTCGATGATCCTACGCTTCAGGCGATACTAGATCCCGCCGGCTTCAATGAGAGGGTCTTTGGCGCGGCCCAGCTTGGCGTCGGAGGAATGTCTCCTGCGACTGGCGACATAACCCTAGGCCTTAATTCTGGCCAGATCGCGGCGCCGGCAATCGACGCTCAAAGGGTTAAGGAGACTGCCGGCATCAAGGCCGCCAACACGAAGCTGAATAGGCTTCAGCGAATAGAAGGCATTGCTGGCGGCATTGAGGCTATGGGAAGGAAGGGCCTTACTGCGGCCGGAAAGGGCATCAAGGCCACCGCTAAGTATGGCGGTGGCGTCGCTGGAGCTGGCCTAGCCGGAGTTGGAGCGTCGTCCGCGGCCGGAAAGCTTATCGACCCCAAATACGATTTCATGGGCCAGCTTGCCTATATGGCGTCCGACAATCCTACCCTCAGGAGCCTGCTTGCGACGGACAACTTCCAGACGTACATGCAGAACAAGGAGACCGACGCCCAGCAACAGAAGCTTCGTGAAGCCTTTGATAGCAGGCTGTTCAAGGGCCTTTATGGCTACGACAGGAAAGCCATGGGTGGGTACAATGAAGTTGATCCCTTTGAGACCCTGCGGAGCAGTCGCAATAGGTTTGTGACTAACTCGGTCAACAAGACTACCGCCAAGTCGGGCAATGCCCCGGGCCTAGCCGAGTCCACACGCGCCTCGCTTACGGCCTCTGCCAAGGAGCTCGACAAACTTATGGCCGCCGCCGCCGCCGAAGGCAGGGTTGGACCGATATCCAAGAACACCAAGAAGCTGATCAGGGATAACCCTGCGTTCAAGGCCATGATAGAGGCCAACCCTAAGGATGTGTTCTACAGCGGAAGCGTGGACTCGGAAGGCTCTGATATCCCGAGCGTATACGGCATAGGCCTATCTGAAGACGGAACCGACCTTTCCTTCGGCAGAGGAACCGGTAAGCGGGCCGACATGTTCGAGCAGTTCAACTTCGAGGCCGACTAATGGAAAACGGCCAAGAGGAAGATCCGGACGTCTCTGCAGCCGCCGAGCGAGAGGCTCTGTCCGGCTACGGGCTTGCGGCCCCTCCGCCTCCCCAGATGCAGTCGATGGGAGCCCTCTCTGACTCAGAGGTGCTTAGGATGATGGGCAAGAACCCACTTGAAATGCTTGCCGGGAATTGGGAGTCAACGGCCAGCTCTTTCAGGGCTCAGCATGCGCAATCTCAGGCCCAGATGGCGTCTGCCAACGCCTCGGCGTACAAATCCTACCTTGCGGCCTCAGAGAAGGCTCAGATAGCTCAGGCTAAGGCCCTAGAAAAACAGAACGACCCTTTCTTCAGGGCTCAAAATATCTACGGCAAGACGGGCAACCTAGCCGCCGCGCGCACGATAGCCAAGACCGCAGGCCCTGCGCTGTTTCAGCTTGGCGAGCAGGTAGACCTAGGCCCTAACCAGATGTTTGCCATACGTCCTGTTGGAGATCTGGACATACCTAATCCCGACGGCACATCGTCCAAGGTTCCTACTTGGCAGTTTCTCCGCGCCAACGGAGTGAATGTAGTCCCTTACCTTGGCGGAGACGAAGAGGCCAAAGCCTTTAGGTCTATGGCCGCCAAGTCTGGAGAGCTGATGAACACGCTAGACCAGATAGAGAAACTTTACGCCAATACTGACCTAAAGAGTATGAGGGGTACTGAGACGTACAGGCAACTCGTTCAGCTTGAGGCGGGACTTTCTACGATCGTCCAATCGATCAAAACCGGCTCAAAGAGTATGGCCGGCGTTTCCGACAAGGAGATGGATGCAATACAGGCAAGCCTCCCTCAGTCCGGGACGAAGCTGCTTGAAAGCACGGGCTCCGGCTTGATCAATGTCCGCAACACGCGGGCTCAGGTGCTTGGCATCCTGATGAGGACGGCGCGAATGAATGGTGTTGAATTGGTGCAACTAAAGCCCAAGGATGCGTCCAATAGCCGAAGGGTCACCACGCCCGGAAGCGCCCCTCCCGGAACCAAAAATCCCTCTAATGGAAAACAATCAGGAAGCTCAACCTCAGGTCAACCTAGATAACCTAGACCTACAAAAGACAAGGGAGCTTCTCGCAAGACAGGGAGTGCCGATGATAACGCCGGCCCTCCCTGATTTCTTTGGCGCGGAGTCAGAGGCTCAGGCTCCCATGGATCCGCTTGTCCAGCAGATGCAGGAAGGCGAGTGGACCGGAAAGGACATATACGAATACTTCATGGCCAACGAAGAGGCCGAGTTTACCTTCGACGATCAGGGCAGGGACGCATTCAGGAAGGTGATGGAGTTTAAGCGCAACAAGGACATTGAGATCATAGGTCCTATGAGTCAGGCGCTCGGCCAGATGGGATCGGAAATAGCCGAAGGCATAGCTTCCGCTCCCAATCCCCTTACTGATCCGGGCAAGTTCGCAGCCTCAAGCGCTGAAGGCGCTTACCGAGGCCTTAGGGATATTTACGGCATCCTGTTTGAGTCAGAAGATCCGTCTAGCCCGCTGTTTAAGTTCCGCAGCTACGTAAACATGCTGCTTGGCAAGGGTGATGGAGATATTGACTCTGCGATGCGCCAGTTCCACGACTCGCGCAAGTTCAATAGGGCAACCTACCAGACCAACTCGCTGATAGCCGAGATGCTTCCCGAGGGATACAAGGACACCTTCAATAGCTACGTAGACCAGAAGTATGCAGTCGGCTTTTCTTATCTAGCTTGGGATCTTCCGGAGGCCATACTAAGCGGCGGATCTTCCACGACGGCGACCGCAGCTAGGATCGCAGCCAGATCCGGATCCAAGGCGGCGCATGCAGCCAAGGCTGCCAGCACTCTAGCAAGCTGGACGGAGGCCACCGCGGCCCGCTACGCTGCCTTCGGACAGCGAGTCCTAGGCAATGCCCTAGAAGGAACCGGCAAGGCCGCCCAAGCCCCCTTCAAGGCGGTATATGGCACCAGCCAAGCAGCCGCGCAGCTGGCGGGCGATTACGCCGGTAACGCCGTAAGAAACATGGCCGCGGCTGAAGTTGTCGAGATGGGCGCTCAGGTCGTCGGCGATAGCATTAGGCATCCTGCCGTCGGCTTCCTGCGCAGCTTCGGAGCCGAGGCCCTTGGCGAGGTGATGCAAGTCGCCGGTCAAGACATGGTGGATCGCGCGCTCGGCAAGACCATGGTCAAGGCCGACTCGCTTGGCATGACCACGCTTGAGCGAATGGCATCAGGCACGGCAAAGGGAGCTGATACGATGAGCCGGGAGGCCCAGCTCCTTTCGAAGGGCCTCAATGCCGCGATAGGATGGGCTCCGTCTCTGTCGTCTGCCACGCTCAAGACCATGTTCAGGGATGGCATGATCGGTGCCGGCCTTGGCTACATGAACAACCCCTCTGAAGGAACGGGCGCCGGCCTTGGCATGGGCGCCGCGTGGGGCGGACTGTCTGGTAGCATAAGGCACCTCCACTCTTACACGCAGTACACCCCTCAGGACACTAGGATACTGGATAATTTCCGTGACTATGTCGTTCCCTCGTTTGGCCGCATCATGGGCCCGACGAGCATGGAGATGGCCAAGCGTTTCTACGACAAGGTCAATACGTTCGGCGACCTGAGGACGACTTCCATAGAGCTTTCGCACCTGTCCACCCTAGTAGCTCACGAGGCCAGCTTGGTCGGTGAAGGCAATGTGATGTTCTACTTTGGCAGCAGCCCTCAGGAGTTCGCGAACGTGATGGCAGAGTCCAACATCAAGCCTGCCGACTACGACAAAGTCATGGGCGCGTTCCAGAACATGGGCACCAGCGCCGGCATGTTCGAGAAGATCACGCTTAACGACGGCTCCGTCAAGAGGCTGATCGCGATCAACTCTGATCTATACAGGCCCACCACGGCCCGCCACGAGATAACCCACGCCCTGTTCAGGTCCGTCGTCGAGGCCAACGCCGAGATGGACTCCGTAATAGACAGGACCACCGGCAGGTACATGGGAGACGTATTCAATCCCTCCTATGCTGGCCGAATATTCGGAACGTCCAAGGACGCCGGCGTAATGCCCGACGCCGCGTGGCAGGCGCTGATGATAAGCTATGGAGCTGCCAAGGATTGGAGTGCGTCCGGAAAGCCGACCGACCCTGCCATCATAGAAAAGATAACCAAGAACGCCGAAGGCAGGTATGGCAATCTCCTCACGAGGATGAGGGGTCACCTTAGCAAGGGCGTCGACATGCAGAACTATGACGTGCTTGGCGACTTCATGGACGCAACCACGATGGCGGAAGAGGCGTTTGCCTACTACGCGGCTGGAACGTCCAATGTCTTCCCGGTAGATAAGTATGTCAAGGACCCGGCTGCAAGAAACCTGCTAAGGGCTTGGGCCGAGAATAGGGCTGCCCGCAAGGGTAGTCGCATCCTATCTTCCCTCGAGGAGGCTGGCGTAGAGATCAGGGCCAAGTTCACCAACACCGATGGCTCTCCCAAGCTGTTCGATGAGAATGGAAACCCGGCAATCGAGACCTACATGTACGACGACGGCGTCGTCATCAGGAGTCCGGGCATGGACTCTTGGGTGGAGTCCGTGCTGAAGCAGGCATACGCACGCAGCGAGGTTCTCGTGTCCACCCTTGACCCCTACAGGCAGGAAGCCTTTGCCAAGGAGCACGGCAAGACTCACCTATTCAAGTCTATACCCACCGGCGGCATGCGCCTTAAGTCGCCTTCTGAGCTCGACGAAGCTTCGCGCGAGCAGGCCAATAAGATACTAAACTCTCTTCAGAACGTAAACGAGCAGATCAGGCCGGTCATAGAGTCCACTCCGGACGGCGGGAAGCGCATCAAGCTGGAGAACGCAAATGCTGAGACGCTCAACGCCATCCAGCAGTCAGGCGCGTTCACCGCTCAGGAGTTCAATGAGCTCCTAGCCATCGTTAAGGTCGCCGAGAAGAACAGGGTTGGGGATGTAACCTTTAACGTGCTTACCGGCACGCTGCTCGCGCACACCAAGCAGGTTCGACGTGGAGGCGGAGTGTTCAGGCTTACCGGCTCTGACGTTCCTGTCACTTACAGGACGTTCATGCCCTATAGCGTCGAGGTGACCCTCAAGACGCACGACGCAGAAGGCAATCCTCTCCGCTCTCCCAAGGGAGGCGTCTTGATCCATTCCGTGGACGTAGCAGCCGTCAACCGAAGGCTGATGAAGATGTTCAAGCGCCCTGACGTCAGGAGCTTGTTCGGAAATAACTTCGGCACTTTTGTCGATCGCTTCAACCAATACGTCACCAACCAGTCTGGACTTACCGGAGCCAAAATGCCGTCGGCCGATCTGTTCAGGCCTGAGTTCGGCGATCAAGCTGAGCGCGTCCGCGACATAATGTATGAGTCCTTTGGTGGACGTAAGCGCAAGGATGACGCGTTTATCAACACGCCGGGCGACGGATACGCCGGCGGAGCAGACGACCCCAACCGCCCGTTCTTCACGATGCGGTTCGACACCTTGGCGGACATTAAGGTTCACCCGACGTCTTGGAACGTGCACAGCAGCGTGCAGCCCTTCCCGTACGTACATCTTCAGGGCTACGACGGCATCGCTAGAAACTTCCAGATCACCGGCTTCACCGAGCGCGACCTAGGCAATGGATCAAAGTACCTGAAGGACAACCATGGCTTTGAGATTTACGACACTAAGAACGGCTACGCTCTCTACAATCCTTTCGCGATCAAGGTTGGTGTCTTTAAGACCGCAAAGGCGGCCATCAAGCGAGCTGGAGCTGAGCTAGGAAAGATCGACGAGGCGGACAAGGTCGAGCAGTCGACCCCGATGATCGACGATACCGGACACCACGATCAGACTTTGGCCGACCTAGAAATGGTAACCGAGACGGCCACGAGGGCCGCTAGGTTCCACCTTGGAGGACTGCACACCGCGGTCGTCGAGTCTGCCCACCAAGGCAAGAAAGCCGTCGAGCATATCGACGAGCAGATATCCGGATCGGATAATACCGACCCCTATAGGAATAGGGTTCCGGGCGAAGAGGTGGCGTTCTCGAAAAGGTTCATCAGCCTTTACTCCATGCTTGGCGACAAGGCCAAGGAGTTCGACAGGGACATAGAGATCAATGGCAAGAAGTACGGAGTGAAGCTGTCGGATACGCAGATCGCGATCACCGACCCTGACCTTGGAAGGGCCAAAGGAACGGACGTCGTCGGAGGATACGGCAATGAGATCCTGCGCATCGACAGGGAATGGTTCAAGGACCTGTATGCCTACGACAAGGACTTCCTGCAGGACCAGATCGCCCGAAGGCTTTCTCACGCACTTAAGGTAAACGCCATGCACAAGGCTGGCCTGATAAACCTTCCGACCGCGTTCAACGCAAGCTCCATAAGGGATTACAAGCTGCTAGGGGAGGCCATGTATGCAGGAGCTTCCGGGCCTACGGGTCAAAGGGACGCTGCCATATCTAAGTCGCTGGAAAGCCATGGACTCGGCATGGCCACCCTCGCCGGGGACATACGATGGGCCGTGTTCGGGGAGACCAATAAGCCTAGGACGATCAGCATGAGCGACTTCAGGCCTCGCTCGTTCACCAAGGGGTTTGATGATGTTCCTAAGCGGTGGCAGTCGGCATTTAACTCTTTCATTGTCACGCCTGACATGGTCAATGACCCCGAGGTCGGCCAGTATGTCCAGCGCGCGATGGAGTCCAAGAGCAAGCAGTTCTACGACGACAAGGTGGGAGCTGAGACGCCGCTGTATCTGGATGTAACTACCTTGGCCCCGAAAGGAATTAAGCGAGACCAGCTCGTGGCAAGGCTTCTTTCAATCGGAGCTCAACGCGGAGAGTTTTGGAGGTTCCATAGCGAAGCGTCTGGCATTCAGGATCTGCTTCCCGCCATGCGCGAGTTCCTTGATGGCTCCGGAACCAAGCGGGCCGGTGAAATGCTGCCGGAAGGAGACAGAAAGCAGCGAGCCATCAAAGCTCAGGCAAAGATGCAGGAAGGCCCTGCGAGCGAGATGGTCAAAAGGTACCTAAGCTCGCTCGAGAAGCTGGCGGCAAGGGGAGGCATGTTCACCAAGTCCGTGGCCGGCTTCTTTAATGAGGAGGGGAAGCTGCGCACCGGAGAAGACGGAACCAAGAAGGGTTTCGTGTCCGCAATGGCTATGCTGGACTTGTCCGACGAGGATGTGATGAGGGTCGTGTCCATGCAGGATCTGTACGGGGCCCTGTCCATAATAGCCGACGAGATAAAGAGAGACCCCACGGAAGCCAACAAGTTGGATTACGTAAGGACGCTGGCGCTTATCATGCGAGTAACCGAAGACCAGAGCATGATATATCACGAGTTCAAGTCTCTGGACGACCGAATGTTTAGGCCCGGCAAGCTTGAGATAAGGGCAAAGACCGGACTGCTTGAAGGCGCCGAAGACCAAAAGACCGACTTCTACACCCTTCCTCCAACCATGGGAGAAGTTGTGTCCGGCCTTCGCGGTGGCGATCCTAACGCCCCCCTGACTCCTGCCGTCTATTCCCCGCTGAACGTAAACAGGAACCACCCTTCTAGGTTTGAGAAGATCGCAAGCGAAAGGGCGATGCACTTTACCTCCTTGGGAATACCCGCGATGGTTTTCGCGCACAGTTCCACCAAGACCGGCGACATAGACATATCCAAGGTCTCGCACATAGTCGCGGCCGGAGACTCCGTAAGGTCGTTCATGGCGAACATGAGCGGAGACGCGCTAGTCACTTCTGATCCCGGAAGCTTGCGCAGGTCTGGCGCCGGCATAACGCCTTCTGAAAGCAACTGGAATGGGGTCATGCCCGCGCTGGCGCTCCAGTTCTTCGCCAGCAAGGATGGCGAGAAGTCGCTTACCGCCATGATACCTTCAGCCGTGAAAGCGGTGGAAGAGACGTTCAGGGCGGCGATGGGGTACAAGTGGAAGACCGCTACCGAAAGGCTTCAGCAGATGGCCAAAGGATCTGAAATAAGGAGCGCCGAGGTTACGACCCTTCTACGAGCCGCAGGTATCGCAGGAGAAAACATGGTCATCATGGAACAGCTTGCCCATGGGTACATTGAGACAAAGAGGCAGCAATACGCCGGAGAGCCCATGAATGGAGCACTCAGGATAGCTCAAGCGCTTTCCATCCACGAGAACCTATTCAAGGCCGGACTAGACACCGACTCTTTCCCGGGGCAAGGGGCAGCTCATTCTTTCCTAAGGTCTATGGGCGTCAAGCAGGCCAAGCTCACTCCCGCGTCCAACAAATACCTCAGGGATCTGAGGCAGTTCATAAAGACCGGCAGCGTAGCGGCAGTCGACGATGGATACTCCATGCAATATAGGACCATGGAAGCCGACGTCGAGCTCTCTGGCAAGACAGGCCAAGGGGTCCCCTATGGAACCGCAAAGATTGATACTGTCCAAGGCTCTCCGCTCATGATGATCACGGGCGCAGACGCAATCAGGCAGCTGGATCAATCGAGAAAAGATGAGCTTCTCCGCCTTGGGCTGATAGGCAGGATGACCAACAGCATGGGCCAGATGTTCGATTACTTCGAGCTGTCTGACTCTAGCGCTGAAATCAATCTCGCCAAGTTCGGCGGCTCTCCGGTCGAGGTCATAGCTCAAAGCATAACCGGGGGAATGACCGCGGTGAATGAATATGTGGACGCAATGATTGGCAGCAGAATGGGGGACCCTGCCGCGCAGGCGGAAATGGAAACCGGCATCGGGCAGCGCGTAAGGAATGAGCTAAGCAAGGTGAAGCTCAAGATGAGCGACGTGATAAGCCACCCGGAGCTATACGCGTTTTACCCGGGCATAGCTAAAGCTGAGGTGTCTATTGACCCTGACTCGGCCGGAGCGTCTTGGAGGCCTATTGCTGGAGGCTTTTCCATCGGAGCCGAGTTCCTTCTCGAAGATGTGATATCCGAAAGGGTCATGAAAGAAGATGTGGCCGGAGCCTTCGAGTCGAGCGTTGCCTATGCGTCCCTGTTCAGCCCCGAGGTTAAAGCTGAAAGGTTCAGGAGGGTCATGCTTCATGAGATACAGCACGCCATAGTGTCGTCCGAAAGAATGATGCCGGCCACTTGGATTGATGCCGTGAGCACTTCTACGTTCTTGGGCTCGATGAGGGAGAGGGCCCCCACGCAGGTGAATAGCATATTCGGAAGCGCAACGGCAGGAGGGCTAATAAACCTGCCCATACTTTTCGGAGGATCCGACCAGATCTCCGTCCCGGGCAACAGCGCTCAGGCGGCAGGCTCTGTCGAAGGCGCGTTCGATGGCTACTCGTACCACAAGTACTCCGACGCGGACGGCAAGCTCATGGATGCCGTAGATAGGATCTACGGCTCCAGCAAGAACCTGATCAGGATGACGGCGAGCATGGCGGGCGGATCGATGATAGAGTCGCAGGATCCCGCATCAATCAAGAGGTCTCTTGATAGGATATTCGACGCGCCTATTGCGGTAGATCTCATGAACAGGGTCATACCTAATCAGGTCGCCCTGATAGAGAAGATGATGCCGAGGATAAACATGGCCATAGCCGTGATATCTTCGACCAAGAAGGAAGGATACGCGGAGGCCGTTCAAAGCCTAATCAAGCTAGCCGAGCGGTCTCAGAACATAAAGAGCCAGCTGGACGCCTACTCGAAGCTTCTTCCCAAGTATGACGCATCTGGCGCGTTCTCGGCCATGCATTCCATATACAAGCTGGTTGATCAGCATAACAGGGATGCGTTTGCCATGACCGACTACGTAAACTCAGCAATGGGCGATACGTATGACAGGGAGATTGGCGTCCTTAGGGCCGAGGTAAGCGCCGGGCTTAACCTAGCCGTCTCTAAGTACTCAGCCGCAGTCAGACCCCAGACGCACACCGCGTCTCATTCTTACCTGATTGCGCACACCCTGATGGACGACCTCAAGTCCCTGCTGTACGCGTCATCTCAGGAAGAGTTCGCACCTAATGTCACGATGGCTCGCTCTCGCATGAGCGAGGCGGAGCTTGCGTCCAGCAAGATGCCCCAGTTCGTCCCTCAGTATGAAAACATAGCGTCTTACGCCAGTTGGCTGGAGTCGGAGATGATGAAAGGGTATTCTTCCACCCGAGGCCCCACGCTTAGAATGATCGGCGGCTCTGCAGGATCGGAGAGCATGAACGTGAGCATCTTCGGCAATGCTTCAGGCAACATGTTCGCCGCTGGCATGAGGATGATCGCGCGCTCCGCGCTGCTCAGTCACTACGTATCGAACATCAACAGCGACCTGATGCGCTACGGAAAGGCTACCTATAACTCCAAGGGATGGAGGATAGGCGCCGACGGACTGCCTGTGTATGTCAGCGAGGTCGGTACCTTGTCCGGACTCCCCGGAGGCTCGGTTGAGGGCTTCACCAACACCTATGGCCTAGCTACCGGCGTCGAGCAGCTTACCCTAGCCAAGGCCCAGATAGGCGCTCAAAACCTGCGCCGACAGCCCAACATAGCGATGGAGCAGTTCGGGAACTTCCGCGGCACCGAGCAGCAGTTCAGGGCAAACGTCCAGCCTGTCGCGGACTTGGTCCTAGAAAACGATTTCCTGCCGGCCACCGGAGCCTACAACGCCTTGGGTGGCCCCATCGCGTTTATGGCCGGGCTCACAGGAGACGGCAAGTCCGTCACGATCCAAGACGTCGCCAAGGCAATGGGCGCGACTGTGCACGTCGAGGACACCATAGGCTATAGAAGCGCTGTCCTCAACGCCCTATACACGGCGGATAGATTGGGCATACCTTTGGTCATCAAGGCAGATCAGTTGGCCGACATCCTGAAGGGCGCCGGCGTGCCTGAGTCTGAGCTGCACGCGGCAAGGGTGTTTGACATACAGGACAAGTTCAAGGGCTCTGAGCTCAGCATAGGAGAGCTCGTCGATATCGTCGCCGTATTGCACGAGGTGCCGATGCTGTCTTCGTATCAGGGCGGCTTCCAGATGAAGGAGCTACTTGCTAAGGCCATGAAGGAAAAGGGTGCCGGCCTAACATTCAAGGAGCTCTATGATCTAGCCCTGAGCAAGGAGGCCGTAGATGGGGATGATATTTACGCCGATGCCGTGCGCCACTTCATCAATCACGCCTTCGGAGACAGGGGTACGAGTCCGCTTACGTCGATATTCGCCAAGAAGAGCGAAAGCACTCCGACCGGAAGTGCGGCGAGCAGGTTCTTCATGATGGATGTGATTTCCACCGCGATACAATTTAGCTATCAGGCCACCCCGGGCATCAAAAAGATGCTCGGCAAGGTGCGCGGCGAGGAGGTGATCAAGAGGATCATCGACAAGCTGGTCAAGAAGTACCCCGATGAGAATAGCCTTCCCGTCGAATGGGATCCTCTGCGCCTGTCCGGAATGCTAGTCAAGAAAGAGGTAGACATGAGCATGTCCGGCTCTTCGCTGGGGTCGGATGGATACGGAGGGGCAGGATGGCAAGAGAGGGAGCGAAAGTCCACGGAAGCCATGATCAGGTTCACCTCTAGGCTTGAGAGGTTGCTGGTCAAGCTGACGCCCATGGCCGAGAAGCTTGGCCATATGATGCTTAGGGCTGTCGAGGCGGGCGATGATATCTCCAAGGAGTCCGGCAAGCATAGCATGCGCCTTCAGGACCTGCTGTTCGAGCTGTACTCCAACGCCCTTGATGAGGGCATGAAAGACTCGTTCTCGTCCAGCACCCTGTCCAACGGAGACAAGGTGTGGTCTCATGAGTCGGCCCGTGACTTCAGGGGCAGAGCCACGAACGCCAGATACGCTGGCGCAGATGATCCCAATGTGACGCTGATGAACAGGCTTTATGGGGCCGTAGGAGACGCCCCTGTTGCCGGAACCATAGTGATGCACGGCCTGATGGGTGGCGCTCAGCGAGCCTTTGCCGACGTCGCCAACGTACGAAGCATACAGTCTGGTATGGCAGGGGCCTCGATTTACCCCCGCATGGGCAGGAACACGGCAAGCCCGATCGAAGGCTTCACGGGCAATGCCTACGCAGGTATGCACAAAAGCATCAAGTTTGGCGCCGGCGATGACGTTCCTACGATCATCGAGGTCAACTCGGAGCGAGGAGTGGTCAGGCTTGCCCGCGGCAACGAGGCTGAGCTCGAGAAGTCCGACAACTTCCTAGCGGCCAACATCAACCCGACCAGTTTGGAGGCCCTGCAATCGAACCAAGAAAGGTATCCGATCGCCGTTCAGTCCGCCATCCTTGCGCAGCGAGCTTTGGTCCTCAGGGCCAACGCGCTGCTGGCACATATAGACAGGTTTTCCGGAGACAAGGGAGTCGAGCACAAGCTATCGGCGCTTCAGGGCGCAAGCCGCATATCTGCCAGCTCTCTTATGAGCCTTATCACCGAAAAGCCTGAGCTCGTGGCTGTGATATCTGGCCCTGATGCCGGCCCTCAGCTCGAAAAGGCAAAAGCCCTCCTCTCTATCGCAGAAAGCGTCACCCAAGGGGTTCATAACGTAGGCTTTGGCAATATCGTAGCGACGGATCAGGGCTACTACAACATGCCCCATGACGTAGATCGCATCAAGTCTCCGGGGTACAAGCCCATGGCTCAGGCCACGCTCGTCAGGTCGTATGTCAGGGGCGAGGCGCTGGTTGTCGGCTCCACCTATGAGGCGCTAGGAGCCACCTCGGACCACGTCGAAGCCAAGGTTATCAACGCTTTGGCCAAGAGGGATAACACCACTACGGCCACCATTACTGCCGCACAGCCCATGCGCGTCATGTCTAGGACGCTTGCCATCGGAGCAAACCTGCTTTCGGAAACGGCCAACGACCAGAAGTCTTCTCCGCTTCAGGTGTCCCACCTTGACGCGCAAGCCATGGAAAAGGCCATCGCAGATACCAGATCAACTAGGATACTGCGGGCCATGTCCAAGGGCGCCGAAAGGTTCATGGAAGAGTTCATGAGTCCTGATGGAGAGTGGATTGAGACGATCGACAACTCGAAGTATTACCTGTCCACCCTGCACCGGCCTTCGAACCTGTTTGGATCACTTAGGATGAACTACAAGGCGGGCGGCTTTATGCGCCACCTTGCCCACGTGTTTGACGGCACCTCGCTGCTGTCGGCTACGGCTCAGATGATGTACAGGGGCAACGACAACAACGCCGCGCTTGCCGCGAAGCTCGACTCGTTCGTGAGGAACAATTGGGCGCCCGTGGAGTGGTGGAAAGACAGTTATTCCGTGGAAGGCCTGACCGAGTCTCAGGTCAAGACACAGATCAGGATGATGGCGTCCATCGAGGCGGCCATGCAGACGATCGGATTGGCTTACGCGCGACGCGGACTCTCAAGCATGCTAGAGGCAGGCATAGGCAAGGAGATGTTCGACAGTTTGACCAACCTTGAGACCTATTTGGAGGGCGTTGACTCAAACTCCACCCTAGGGATGCAGGTCGAGAGCAACGTTAGGAACATGCTGGAGAACGGGCGCATATCCATGCTAAACGGGCTTAGCTTCGACGCGGTGAAACAAGTGTTCCAGCTGGCCGGGCAGATATTTGTCAAGCAAGAGCTCATAAACAGGGTCGGAAGTCCGTTTACGGCGGCCGAGAAAATCGCCATCGAAGCCATGATGGCGGACACGGCCTCGAGGGTGGACCTTGTCGATTGTTACGACATAGATCCGGTCGCGAAAATGAGGACTGATCCGCAGAACATAGTTCTCGGCGGATCAAAGTCAGACAGGGCCAACCCCCGCGCCTACGGAGATCAGAAGAACGCGATGGAGCACAACCTATTCAGGCGGATGCTCCACTCGGTTCATGACATGTTCAGCATGCAGCGCTCGCTTGAACGCATGTCCGGCACACTAAGGGAGCTTTCGAAGATAGAAGGCATCAGGGTTCCTCTCTACAGGGACTCGCAGGGCGGCAGGTTCGGAATTAAGAGGTCCGGCACCGATCGCCTTATTTCTGGCCTTCGCGGCAACAACCAAAAGGGCGTAGTCCGAACGCATGGTGAAGGAGCCATAAGGCTTTCTCCCGACCTGCTCGACGACGAGTTTCAGTCCAACGATTACAGGGACAAGATAGTCTTTGATGGGCACAACTACCACGACTCTAGGACCTATGACGGCTTCATGACGCTCGTCGGTGCCAAGGGTCAGGAAGAGTTCTCGGTGCACCGCCACGAAGGAACCTTGGGAGTCCTTGGAGCCATGTTTGAGATGGATGATCCGGTGGACATGATCCACGCCGATCCAGTCCCTGATGCTGGGATGATGGATGTAGACGTCGGAGCGCGCGGGCACAGCGCCCTCTCTCAGAGCGTCATCCGCAGCTTCCTAGCTGACTCCATAATCGGAAGGGCTCAGAGGTCTGGGTCTAAGACGATTGAGATAGCTCCCGCCGGCGGCCAGCTCTCGTTTGGTTCCGCAGGCGTAATGGAGGTGTCTGGAGACTTGTCTGGAGGCAAGACCGCTGAGGCTGTTCTAAACCTGCACGCGCGAGGCACTCGAACGATCAGCAAGAGCTTGTATTCCCCGCTTCACGCCAAACGCAAGAAGCAGGGGTTCGTGCTGTCGGACATGACCAGCGAGCTTCCCGGCCGTAACACCGAAAGGCTGGACGAGGAAGTCGGATCTGGATATCTATCCGACCCTTACAGGGCCGGCGAGCAGGCCACCAAAAAAGGCTACGCATGGAAGAGGCTGCCTGACGGCAGGATCATGGTAAATATCACGGGCGACCATCTTGGCTACAAGCTGGACGACATGGCGACCCGGGCAGGCAGGGTCGGATATGGCTTCAGCTTGGCTGAAGGCCTAGGCTATGACCCTAACACCGGCCTGCTTCTACCGGCCAACCTGCTTTCGCAGATGATGGCCAATGACGCAGCGACAATGATGGGTCACCCGTTTGCCGGGCTGTTTGACCCGAATGATCCCGCGATAATGCAGGCCTATATCGATGGAGCCATCCGGGACAAGAGGGGCTACCACCACACTCGCGGAAACATAGACGACATATCCGCCATACTTCCTTCCAGCTCTTCGTTCTCTGGCAGGATGGAAGTCGACGCCTTCAAGGCGTTCCTCATGGACAAGGAAAAGGTCTTCACGCGCAGGGCCCTGCATGCCGCGTCCATACAGGACGTAAACGCCCCCAGCGGCCACATGACGATCATCCTGCCGGCCGGGCTGAGCGTCGAAGATATCGCGGCCACCCTCATGACGCTGCATGTCGATCCGTCGATCGGCTACGCCATGACGGACTCCGGAAAGCGCGAGAGGAGCGCCCGCGCGGCTACCTTGTTCCCTGACGCCAGCCTAGGATCTAGCCGCTTCGACCGCGGCGTTTATGTCGAAAAGCCCGATCCGAAGATCGGCTTGATGCCTTTCAATAAGAAGGGTGCTTACAACATGGGCTCTCTCGCCGGTCTTACGGACAGCGTAAAGCTTGGTGTATCTCAGGACCCGCACCTATGGAATGACGTGTTCGCGGCCGCGGCCAAGATGGCCGGAGAAGAGGGCGGATACTTCCTGCCTGACACGGAAAGGACCCTGTCCGTAAGCGGAGACACAGGCGTAGCCATAGCTAGCCTATTCCCCGGAAGGCCGGACCTGCTTAAGCATGCATGGGACTCCAAGGCTGCCAATGGCATCAAGGTGTGGAAGCGCACCGGCCCCAAGGATGACGTCAATTTCAGGCCCTATGTCGTCGAGCTAAACAGCCCGTCCATGATGCACCCGGAAGGCGGGCTCGTGATCGGCAAGAGGGCTATCGCCTTCAAGACTGAAGCGGAAGCCATCGCCTACTCCAATAAGGTGGCTGCGCAAGCCACCAGCTCGATGCTGGTCAGGGCTTTGTCCGGCGGAGATTTCAGGGTCATCGAAAGGCCCAAGGAGGGCGGAACTGACAAGTTCTTCCCTGATACCGGAGTCAGGAGCATCGACAGGGTCATACCTCAGTCTGGCCGAGCGTTCCAAGAAGCCCTAACTCCCTCCGGCCTGCATAGGGTCGGCGATCTGGATATGGCCATGTCTATTGAAGAGGCCCGCAAGCTAGGCAAGGCGCTCGGGAAGAATGCCCACGTCGAGTTCGACACTCCGCCCATCAGCCTTCACCAGATCACCGGCGCAAGCATGCAGGAGCTTGAGTCCATCGTGCGCAGGAAAGTGAACGCAGGCCTGCCTCAGGGCGCCCTAAACTTCTCCTCCAAGGCCATGAATGCCATCATACGTGGCACCCATGCGTCTCCGAAGTATAAAAACTTCACGCACCTGCCGGCCACAGAGTGGCTGGCCGTTCTCTCTAGGAATGGCGTGACCAAGGATGAGATCAGGCAGACCGGCCTAGGCCATATGCTTGCCAATTACGGCGAGATATCCCTCAGCAGACAGGACCTTGCTGAGTTCGTCGCCGCCTCATACCCCATAGTGCACAGGGCTTCGCCCGCCTTCTATGGCATGCACGCCGCGCAGCAGCTTGCCGCGCTCGGACTGCCCGAACAAAGCAGCGTGGGCGGCAAGGGCCATTTCGTGCCCCCGTTCATTCATGACTCTAGGCTTCAGACTAGGGCCAATCAGATCAACGCGGTGCAAAACCTGTTCGACATGCGCGACAAGATGGAAGCGCTGTCCCGAACCGACGAAGAAAAGCAAGCCAGCATACCGCTGATCGCCATCATAGACCAAAGCCTTACGGATTTCGCGAAGGCCCTAGGAATGTCCGATCAGGAAGCCATAGATGCGGATCAGGCTGCTATAATAGCCAAGCTGCAAGAACTCGCCAAGAACCCGAAGGACAACGGCTTCACATCGTACGAGATGCGAAATCTCGAACTTACTAGGATGGACCTCAATGAGAGGATCAGGGCAATGTCCCAAGACTCCGCAATGGGCGTCCTGTTCAGCAAGTTCGGAGAGGTGCAGCCTTTCATCAAGGGGCTGATGGCTCCGGATGAACTGTTCCCGGGCGGCACGGGATTTGCGAAGCAGACGATAGACCTTCTCGACGCCGCAAAGGGCAATCAGCTTACCTCAAAGGAGTTCGGATATGGATCCGGCTACGCAGACCTAGGCCAGTCGTTGCATGACTATGGAAGCTTTGGCTACCCGAGCTACGTCGCTGGCGCCTATGAGCAGCATTACCAGACTATCATTCGCTTCGCGGACAAGGCCGGCATGGCCACCATGAAGGAATACCTGAAAGAGATAAAAGCCGAGATAATCACGGCCAAGACCCAGATAGAAGACGGACACCCCAACGCCGAAAAGCTGAAAGAAAGGATCGGGGCTCTCGAAGCCATGCGCGAAACAGCTGAGCGAGTAATGGAGGTTAGGCTTACGGCAGCCCAAAGGATGGAAAAAGAAAGCGGCCGTCATCATGGTACGCATTTCTCCGGATCCATGCCTCATGGAACTAACATGACCGGAGGCGGCGGAGCATTTGAGCTTGGCCACTCTCGCTTTGCATGGGGCATGCTCACTTCGGCGCTTACGCTGGATGGCTTTGCGTCCTTGATGGGCATCGACCCGGCAGGCGAGTTCGCGCTCGGCTTCAGAAGAGAGCCTGTAGCTCTCCTTGAGGAGATCCAATCGGACGTGTTCCAGAACATCGACATATTCGGCCAGCTTTCCGGAGATGCGATGTTCCTGCCGGCCGATGCAGCCGAAAAGGCCGCGCAAAGCAGGTCTGGCGAGCTGGCCAAGCTTGTGGCAGACCACGCATCGATGCGAGCTCTCGCGGACAACGCTGAAGAGAAGGCCGTCGGACAGCTTGTGAGCATCATCGGCAGGCCGGCCGACCTCAACAGCATATCTACGGGTACCAAGGTCTTCGACTCTTTGGCCGCAAAGCTATTCCTAGATCAGACCGACTTGTTCCAAAGGTCCATGATGCATGAAGCCGTCCCGGCCTTCCTCCGCAATACGGGCAGAAAATCCAAGGTGCCTGAAGGCATAAGGGCTTCCATATCTAGGATGACCGGAGGCGCCCCCGCGCCTAAGGAAATATTCGTGTTCGAGTTCGACCATGAGCTGATCGACATGGTCAGGATGTACCCTGACCTTGATAAGGACATGGTGGAGCCTGAGATATGGGACCGCATTAAGGCTCGCATCACGGAGAACATGAACAACGCCAAGCACGCCGATCCGGACATGGCCGGTCAGGTCAACCCGAGGGCTGTTGCTGAGTTCAGGGCCGACCAGTCAAGGATCGCGAATGACGAACTGGCGCCGGTCATAAACAGGCACTTCAACATAATTCAATCGATCATAGGCCGCGGCGTCGAAGCGCTAAGGGCTCAGGGATACGACGCCCTGAGCAACGAAGCTAGGTCGATGCAAACGATGGGGCTTCATGGTCCGCAAAGGGCTCTTGTCGAGGGACTGAACAATCTCGGGAAGCGCGCCAATGACATTGGCAACACAGTAGCATCGCATGTGGCTAGGGCTATGGTCAAGGACGAGAAGCTTGCCATGCAGATGGCTGCGTATGTGGAAGGAAGCGGAGCCATAGATTACGAGGCCTTGGTTGATAGGACCATTGAGCGGATCAGGAAAGAATACGGCGACAGCAAGTCATACATAGGCAAAGCTGTTCTCGTGATCCTAGATCAGATGAAGAAGATGCCTTCCGAAGTGAGGCCGTTCGCTTCGGCCGCCGCGGCGTTCGGAGACGTCAAAGGAAGGGGCGATCCTTTTGTGAGCCAATTCCTGACGGCCATAGATGCTATCAGCGCGACAGACAGCAAGCGAATGATTGAGGACGTCGCAGCAAACCTTCCCAATCCCGCCGACAGGTCCAATATGATCTATGTCCGTGTGGACGCTGGCGCAAATGGCAACAAGCTTGGCGTCGGCGCAGGTACCAATAACACGTTCAGGACCTTCACGGACGGATTGGATTTCGCCAATTACATCCGCGAGATCAAAAGGGCCGGAGCTAGTGACGGAGAGATACGTGTCTACGCAGCTCCTTACCACAGGCACCCGGGATCGGCCGCCGGTGATTTCGCCAAGAATGTCGTGGAGGTGTTCGCGGCAATGTCGCAGGGCCCCAAGTTCCTAGACATGGCCAAGGCCAAGGAAGCTGAGATCGCCGCGATGAGGAAAGAGGTCAAGGAGGTGTTCAACACCAACAGCTCCGGTTACGCCGATACGCCTAAAGGCAAGAAAGTCATATTCCCTGACGTCATACCCGGCGTGGCGGAAGGAACCTACAAGAGCACCCAGCTTATCATGAACGTGCTGGACTCCATGAACCATGGCTCACATGGCGTAGGCATCCTAGATGCCACGTACCAGCTGCAGCGCGGTGGTGGACTGAAAGAACCCAACATGCACATCAGGTTCGGTGGCCCCCGAGGATGGATCGTGTCGTCCGATCAGTTTGCCAATGAGCCCGGCCAGTTCACCAAGTTCGTGGGCGGAGCTCTTATCGCGTACGAAAAATCCACAGGCAAGCACCCCAATGGTCCGGAGGGTCCGCATGGCGGCTTCCTGCACCGAATGGCCACCATGGATATCGACGGAGAGCTTGGGTCGCAGTCCCAGCGTCGCTTCAGCCATAACAACATGGAGGGAACCATGTTCGAGCACTTCAAACGAGCCCTAGAAGAGATGAGGGATTACGCCTCTGACTTCTTCGATGCCTCATGGATAAGGTCGATGGAGCTGCAGATGGAGAACATGAAGGATCCGTTCAAGGAGGGCATGCCCAAGCCTCACGCATACGAGGGCAAAAAGCCTGTGTTCGAGCCGGGATCTTCGCGAAGCAGCGGTCTCGTCGACAAGGTGGCCGCCAAGCTTGGATCTGACACCGGACTGTTCGCAGTTGCCGGCCCTTCCGGCGACTCCGCCGGCTGGGGCTACATAGCAAACTACGGGCTTCCGATGTACTCGATGGATCTGCTTGCCCCGGGCTCCAGCATGGAGTTCAGGCGCAACTTCGCCCTAGACGCGTTCGATCGTCCCACGATCAGCGCTGAAGGCACGAAGCTGGTGATCAATGACAAGAACGGGCGCGCCGTCGAGGTCATCGACCAAGCCACGGCTACTCCTAGGCAGCTTGAGGCGTTCCGAGAAAGGTATCTTCAGCTTTCCTCCTACAAGGGTGGCAACTGGATGATAAAGACGTTCCTCAAAGAGTTTGGCCCCGTCGGAGCTTATGTCGATTTCGGCATAGTCGGCCCCACGTCTGCGTTCACGCAGAACGCTTTCGGCTCATTCCCGGAAAAGGTCATCGGACATGATCTCCGCGCTGACGTGCTTGGCCGTATCAGGGCGAAGTACATCGAGGGAGGACTGATCCCGACGCACCTAGGTGAAGATGTGCCCACCGAGCTGATGCCTTCGTTCAACGCCGTTGATAATGGCAACTTCAATCAGGATGCCATTAATCAGGCCATGATCAACAAAGGCATGATCAGCCCCGAGGCGGAGATAGATATGAACAGGCCCGCTAGGATGGCGCAGACTTACGTCCCGGGTGGTCCGTCTGGACATTCCGGCGAAAAGATACCGGTCGAAATAGCTCCTCAAGGCGCGATGGCTCAGCCGATGGTATACGGCGCGAAGGGAAGAGGAAATGAGCGCGGCGGATGGTTCCACGCTGGCCTTGGTGACGACAGGCACGTCAAAGGCCTCGTCAAGATGTACTTCCCTCGGGCTCATCTCGATCCTGCCGCCGCCGCAGCTTACGTGATGCGAATGACCAACCCGCTTAACAGCGTGATGGTGCATACGCCTCTTAAGCGTACCAAGGAAATGGATATCCAGTTCCGACGCAGGGTGCTTGAGGGCATCCCCCTCATGCAGATCACCGGCGCGGATGCGGGCCGAGGCGAGCCAATCAGTACCAATGGCGTAAAGAGGCTGGCGCACATGCTCAGACAGCGTGAAATGCTACCCAGAATAAAGGATACCGATGAGACCCCCTGACACCGATATGACCGGCATGGCCAAGGACTCGGTCATCTCGGGCATCCTAGGCGGAGCGGCAATGGCCGCACGCATGCTGCTCAGCGATGAGAAGCTGTCACTTGGGTGGATCATCAGGCGTGGGGCGGCGGCCATGATTACTGCAGCCATCGTGGGCCTAGTCGCCCAAGATTATATCACAAGCAAGGGCGCGCTATATGCGTCCATAGGCGCAGCTGGCGCAGTCGCTCCGGAGATCATGGAATACCTAATCAAGTATGTCCGCGCGCGCGGCGAAAAAGAGCTATCTCATGCGACCCTCAAAACCAACAAGCGCAAACGACGTAAGTAACCTGCTGTGGGCAACCTCGCTGATACTATCCATGGCCGCATCTTGTGCGGTCTACACCAGCTTTGTCGTGCAATCGGTATTGACCTCTCTCAGGTCGAGGGACGCGATGGTGGTCCTGCTGACTCCGGACGGCATCGCAAGCGACGACAAGGCGATGGAAAGAAACCTAAACGCCGCGCAACAGGCGCTCGAAGCAAGCGGTGATCTGGCTTTGGCCATGGCCATAGCTTGCGCCATCGTGGCGATAGGCTTGGTTGTCAGGGTGTGGAAAAGCTGGATGAAAGTGGCGCCGGTGTTGTGCTTGTTTGCGCTGGCCGGATGCTCCAGCTCGCCAAGCAAACTCCCGGACGCAGCTCCCGCCCCGAAAGGTGTCGAGCTTGATAAGGTCGGAAAAGATCTGGACGTCATCGACTCGCGCGTCGCCGCGGCCGTAAGTGTGGCTCGGGAGGCTAACACGGCGGGCAAGCCGGCCGTCGTCGAGTCGGAGCTGTCGGTGGCGTCCTCCTATTTGCCCAAGGCTTCAGAGGGGGATCTTGCGTTCGCGCGTCAGAGATCGGAGAAGGCGACGCCGGCCGAGTATGAGGCCCAGCGGAAGAAGGCGGCCGAGAAGCAGAAGGCCCTTGAAGCCGAGTGGTCCAACCTCGAGAAGCAGGTTGCGGCCAACAAGGCCGCGCTGATCGCCCGGGACGCCCGGATAGCCGAGCTCACGGCTGAGCTGGATCGGGTCAAGAAGGAGGCGTCGGCTAACCTGTGGAGCATGGCAGGCGTAGCCGTGGCGGTGGCTGGCGCCCTCGCTACGGCGTTTTTCAGTCCGAAGGCTGGCATACCCCTCATCGTGTGCGGGGCCGCCCTAGGAGCCTTCCCGTTCGTGGTGGACTCCAAGTTCTTCCCTTGGCTGGCCGGCGGCTCCATGGCCTGCCTATGCCTGCTAGGGCTTTGGTACGCATATGACTGGGTTAGGGATAGGACCAAGGCCAGCCCTCCCATTGACACGGACCAACCCCAGCCCTAACGTATCATCGTCGGTTGTTGATCGCGTGTGAGGTGCCTGCCGAAGGCTTAAAGCCGGATTACTCCGGCGCCTTATAGCGCAAAAGAAAGAGGCCCAGCTTTCGCTGGACCTCGTGCCCGGAGTGGGACTCGAACCCACATGCCTTGCGACGCCAGAACCTAAATCTGGTGTGTCTGCCATTCCACCATCCGGGCGTCTGCTTAGTCCGCGAGACGCTTGAGGGCCTTGCGAAGATCACGGATGGCCTTGCGGGCCTCCACTTTCGTCGCGCGGTCAGTCTTGGCTTCCTTGGCCGGCTTGACCGGCTTGACCGGCTTGCTCATGGCGGCGACGCCATAAACAGAGGGCTCGAGCTTGAGGCTGCGACAGAGAAGCGTCGCGCCGACCTCACGCATCACGCCGCGGCGCACGAAGTCGGAGAGATTGATCTTCTCCTGCTTGGCGGCCATGACGATCTGCTTGTAGAGCTCACCCGGGACAGCGCAGCTGAGCACGCCGTGGATGGACTTGCCGTAGCCCATGCCGAGGTTGGCCTTCTTGCCGTTGAACGTATCCCTGTTGGGGCAGGAGATGCGCTTGGTGGACTTGCGAGCGCCGGTCTGCCTGATGGAAAACTCAGCGTCGCTGTTGTTGTTGTTGTTGATCATGTGTGTTTTGGGGGGATTGGAAATGGCCCTGCTAGGAGTCGAACCTAGATTAAGCGTTTAGGAAACGCCTGTCCTATCCGTTGAACGACAAGGCCGGGTTGATTAGTAGGGAACGTCGTCTCCGAAGGCGGGCGGCGTGGAGCCCGGGCCGGACTTGGCGTTGAGGTATTCGTCGAGCGCGGCGCGGAGGTTGAGATCCGCGTCGGAGATGCCCTTGTCGCCGTACGGCTTGGGCTGCCACTTCTCAGCGTACCACGAGAGGCTGTTCTCGGGGAGCTCGCCGAGGGTCTGGCCCTTGTTCTTGCCGAAGTGAAGGGCGACGTTGCGCCAAGAGCCGGGAACGGCGCTGGGAGCGGGCTTGGGCTTGGCCGGAGCTTCATACGCCGGCTTGGGCTGGGGCACGTAGCTGTTCACGACGTCCACGGCGGACTGACCATCGTCATCATCGGCGGCCGTGAAGGTGATGGCCGAGAGTGCGTACCTGCGAAGGTAGCTATAGATCGAGCCGGCCTTCTGGGCGTCGATCTTGTCCGGATTGACCGGAAGATGCGCGCTGAAGCTGAGCTGATCTCCGCTGGCGTGGAGCAAGATCGTGGTGATGCCTACGTGCGACCCGATGGAGTCCGGGTGCTGGATGATGGTCCAGCCGTTCTTGGAGAACACCCCTTTGATGGCATCAATATGCGACCCGAGGGTAGCGTACTTGTTGCCGAAATGAGGGTTCTTCGCGTCGAACTTAGGCGACGACACTTCGCTGATAGCCTTGACCAACGCCGCGGAAGCGACGGCGCTGAGCTTGTTGGTGGTGTTGTTATCCATGGTGGGAATTAGAGGGTCTTGGTGAAACGTTCGAGGAACGCGCGGATGATGGCCGTGGTGAGGGCGCTGGTCGTGCGGAACTCGCTGGACTTAGAAGCTTTAGTGAGCTGCTTGATCTCCTTGGGCGTGAGGCGGACAGTAAGGAAGTGACGCTTAGGAAGCATTGTCGGTGTCGATTTGGTTGTCGATCTTGTCCCACTCGTTGGTGAGATCAGCGCCGAGGGCTTCGACCTTGCCATGCACGATGGCGTCGCGCATGGCCTTGCCGGCCTGCCGGAGCTTGCCGATGTGGCCGGAGATGTTGTCGAACTCGGCGATGATCTTCTGCTGTTCGGCGACGATCTTGGCGACGCGTTCGTTGAGCATGTGATAGCTTTCCTGCGCGGCGGCGAGCTCGGCCCGCGTGGCCATGAGCTGGTTGTTGGTGTGGAGCGCGTTGAGCGCGTTGTTGATGATATCGTCCATGGGAAAGGGTGCCCCCTTTCGGGGGCGATTGATCAGTTCTGCTGCTTGTTGAGGACGACGGCGAGCTGAGCTTCGAGCTTAGCGACGCGCTGGTGGAGGTCCTCGATCGCTTCGACAGTCGCATTGTGGATGCGGATCATGTCGGGGAGATCGCGCTCGGGGTCGACTTCGGAGTGATGCTTGCCGAGGACCGCGATGAACGGATCGCGCGCCTCCTTGAGCATCTGCTCGATTTCGCTGATCGTGAGCGTCTTGTTGGGCTTGTAGTATGCCATGTTGTTGTGTGTGTTTTGGGTTGGGTTTGGTTTTCCGGTGGGAAATTACTTGGTGGCCTCGGCCTTGATCATGGCCACGACGGCCTCGAGGAGCTGGGTGTTGTTCGGATACTGCTCGCCATTGGCGATGTACTTGCTGACGTCGGCAAGGCTGATGTTGATCTTGATCTGAACGTCGTCGACGTTGCCGGATCCGCGGTACTTGCGCTCGACAGAGGCCACCTTGGAGTTCGGGACAAGGCCGGCGATGAAGGCGGCGTTGGCCTTGACGTTGGCGTGCTCAGCGGCGCACTTCGCGACTGTGGCGCGCTCCTCGGCAAGCTTCTCGGAGGTGAGCGAGGCCGCATAGCTGACGTCGTTCATGATGTGAAAATTAAAGTTCTCGGCGAGGAGCTTGACGAGACGCTTGGCAACAGACTCCGGGTTGATCGCGCGACCCTTCCAGCGACAGACGCTCGCACTAGAAGCACCGCTGGTGCGCTGGTGCTGGATGGTGGAGCCATCCCAGCTGCGCTTGGTGTCGGTGTTAGGGAAGACGTTATAGGTGTCGTAGCTGATCGTGTCGATGACGCCGTTGCTATGGGTGCATCCTCCGCGGATCGTCATGACGAGGTTGCCGGCCTCATCATGAGCGGTGAAGGGGTTCTCGGGCAAGGCGGCCACGTTATCGATAAAGCTAAACTCGCCCTTGGTGACGTTGTGCTTGGCGGTAAGATCAGCGATGTTGGCCTTGGCCGAGGCGATCTTGGCCTTATAGGCGTCGATGGCCTTGTTGGAGCTTTCGCCGAAGATCACGCGGATCGCGGTCTTCTCGTGGGAGCCGGAGTATCCGCCGGTGTGCTGGGTGACCTCGATGGCGAGCTTGTAGCCGGCCTTGGTGAGTTCGGTGGTGACGGCGTTGACGAGGGCCTTGTAGCCTTCGGCGCTGACGTTGTGCTGTTCGATCGTGTTGCTCATGTGTGTGATTGGGTGAGGTCCGTACTATTCCTAGGTGTGCACCCTTGTGCAACACCAATTTAACATTATTTCGTAAGTCGCTGATACTTAACGTGATATTTCAGCATCTTTTTTTGGAAATTGAGGGGTGTGCACCAGATCCGACCCCCCATTTTGACGTATCCGGACACTCCGAAGCGGTATCCGGCATAGACGTCGGCGAACGTGGGCTCCCTGTTGAGCTTAGCCTTGAGCCGTATGTATGTAAGTTCCAGATACAGCGCACAAGCACGACGCGCGGGCTCGGGATAATGGGCGTCAGTCCACGGGCGATCAGACACCTCGCTCCATGCGTCCTTAGAAAGTCCATACGCACCTCGAGCTATTATCATGCCCCTGTATGTGTGCAGATGTTCGTCGGCGTCCTTGACGATGCCAGTCTCGAGCTCACGCACGATGTCCAGCTGATCGGCCTTGGTGATGATGCCAAGCATCAGGAGCAGCCACCTCATATCATCTCAGGCGTCTCAGCGCCGGGCGCGACAGCCACGCTTGCAAAGAGATCCCTGTCCTTCAAGCGCGCGACAAACGCAGCGCCGATCTCTTTGTCCGGGAACCTATCAAGCAGGGACTGGCCCGTGTGATTGGTGGTGATGATGGTAGGCCTGCACGCCTGCGTGCGCTGATCTACGAGGGCGAACAACACGGATGCCATGCGGTCGGTCATCTTCTCCTTGCCCAGATCATCGAGGCCAAGGACGTCACACTCGACGAGCTCACGCATCACGCGATCCCATCTGTCCTTGCCCCACGCGCTTACGAGCTCAGCTTCGAGCTCAAACATCGTAAGCACCCGGACGTGACGCTTCATGCCCTTGAGCCTGTTGCGCACATACCACATGCACCGGGTCTTGCCCTTACGTGTGGCGCCATGGATGATGAGAGACTTCTTAGTGACGGCCGGATCCCAATGCAGGGCCACGTTGCGCAGCACGTCGGTCAGCCTGTTCGGGTCAGTATCCTTGAACAGCTCCGGGCATCCATCCGTGTTGCTGGGGCTGGGCTTGATGCCTTCTTCCTTCGCCCGGATGGCCTCGGCGGCAAGCACACAGGCGTCATCCTTGCAGTACTCGGCCGGCGCGAGCTTGATCACGTTGCCGGCGATCTCGAGATACTTGGGCTCGATCATCGAGCCACAGTTCGCGCAGGGCTTAGCTTCGGGGTGCATTGTAGAGCTCCCTGATCGTCTTCTCGCTGAATGCCTTAAGCCTGCCGTCGATGCACAGGTTGTAGTACCGGACGCTGCCCTTGACGCGCGGCTTGAGCGGCCGCACGACAGAGCCATCAGGCAACATGAAGTACTTGGTCTTGGTGATCTGTTTCATGTCAGAAGCCTTTGGCGTGGTCATTGTCGGACTGGGCCGGCTTGGCCGGACGCCCATAGAGGCCCTTGGCTGCCTTCACATGGACCGATTGCCACTCGTTGCGGCCGGATACCTCAAGCGCGTCTATGGCGGCGCTAGGATCGAAGCTGGACAGGTATTTAGCCTGCTTGAGCTGCCAGCTAAGGCTGGTTGTCCACTTTCGCTGCTTCCTGAGGGCCACGTAATCAGACCAAGCGTTCCACAGGTCCTTAGGCCAAGCCTTGATCACCTGTTCGTACTCCGTCTGTATCTTAATCTTATCATTATTATCCTTTGTATCTATAGGGTGAAGGATCTTTCGCCCCTCCCCTGAAGGATTTTTCACCCCCCCGGTGAAGTTTTCTTCACCCTCAACGGCGAGCGTGACGATATCCCAGAGTACGCCTGTCGCGTCGCGCCTGATCAACCCGGCGTTAGCCAGCTCGCCGATCAGCATCTGCACGTTGCGGTCCGTGCAATGCAGATAGGAGGCAAGCGTAGCTCTGGACGCGTAGCATCCGCGCTCATTGCTGAGGATGTGGATGATGCTCCAGAGGAACTTGGCGTTCGTGCTGATGTTGGGGTTGCTGAATACCTTGGCCGGTATCCAGACCCCCTTGAACGGAAGGTCGCTCATTTGCGTTCGATCTCCTTGAGCTTGGCCTTGGTGTCGTCGAGCTCGACCATGAGCGCGCCGACCAGATCCATCACATGCCTGAGCTGAACGCACTTGCGCTCATACTCAGCATGCTCGACCCAGTCTCCATCCGGGCTGCGCACCATCTGGGCTACGCCCCCATTGGGCGCGCTCAGATGCATGCGGTAGCGGATGCCGGATCCTTCGTGTGCTGCGAGTTCACTCATCGCTTGTAGCTGGTAGAGCGCTCCTTCCAGCCATCAGGCGTGTGCGCCCGGATGCTGGCGACATAGCCATCAGGCTTCCAATCGAGCCTGATGGTGACGTCGTCGTGTTCGTAGGTGATGTTGCCTTCGCCCTGCATGATGAAGGGCGTGTTCTCGATGGCGTCGACGAGCTTGCTGTCAGCCCACGCGTCGAAGCCGAGCCTGTTGATATGGTCGAACATCAGAGCGAGGTGCGCCAGAGGTAGGACTCGTCCGGGCCGGTCTGGAAGTGCATGCGGTAGATGCCTTGGATGAGCGCGCGCTTGCCGTCGTCGAGCGTGGCTTGGCTGATATCATAAGCCCTGTGCGTGAGGTGATCCTTGGAGCTCACGACGTAGGTGCACTCGGCCGGCATGTTGTAATGCGCGGACGCGAGCAACGTGTAGGTGAACGCCTGAAGCGGCCAGTTGCTGTCACGCGACTTGCGACGCACAGCCACCTCGGTGCATTGAGGCGCGGTCTTGTAATCGCCGACGAACACCTTGCCGGAGTTGAGCACCTCGACGTAATCGAGCTGCCCCTTGATCTGGAAGCCCTTGATCGTGGTCTCCCCGTCGCTGACAGTAACGTGGGCAGCAAGGCTGAGCTCGTATTCAGGCTTGGCTCCGCCGGCCGGATTGAGAGCACGCATGAGCTTGAAGGCATCGATCGCAAGGCCATGGGCTTTATGAGCGATGTGCTCGGGCACAGGCGTGAGGTTCTGGGATCTGCTGAGCTCCTCGACGCGGGCCCACTCGGCCTTGCCGGCCGTGGTGCGCCTGTCGATCTTGGGCACGATCATGTACGACTTGGTGAGATCGTCGTTCGCGCATACCGAGTGATAGTAGCGGCCGAGCACGATATCATCCGTGAGCTCGTTCTCAGCGTAGATGCGACAGCCGGCATGCATGCCGTGCTCGAGCACCTTCTTGATGAGGCTCTGGTTGACAGCGTCGTAGCCGCGGTACTTCTCACGATCGATGAGCTCGATGTGGTCGACCTTGATCGTCGCGTTCTTGGTGAAGGCGAGCTCGCTGTTGAGCGTCGCCGGGTTGTTGGTGTTGGTATCCATGGTGGGAATTATCGGGTGGTAAGGTCTTCGATCCAGTCGAGGATCATGGGCGCAGCATCCGGGCCATACTCGACCCCGTCGATGACTACCTTGCTCGCGCCACGCATGAGCTGCCGGTAAGCGGCGAAGAGCTCACGCCTCTGCTTGTCGTCGCTCATGCGCGTTTCTTGATCTCGCGCTTGAGCACAGGCTGAATGACCACGCGGTCCCAGCCCCAGTCGCCTACGAACCTAGACTCTTTGGCGTGGGCCTTCTGGGCCAAGCTCATGTTGCCGCAGTATCCGGCGACATACCAATCGTCCTTCCAACCCTGCATCTCGACGTGGCGAAGGCCGAGCGACGTGGCGTACTTCTGGTACTCTTCGATCTCCCTAGGCGTGAGAGCCGGGTTGGCGAGCTTTGCGCCGATCTTGGTGAGCTGTTCCTCGAGCTCCTTGAGCTTGGCCGCGCGCCACTTCGGGCCGCGCATGCAGGCGATGGCGAACTCGTATTCCCGGTTGCTCTTGCGGGTGTCGACGACCTCGTCGGCGATCATGATGGTGTATTCGTATTTGGACATGTTGGTTATCGGGTGAGAAGGTCGAGCTTGGCGAGCATGACGCGCGTATCCTCGATGATGGACTTGTTGAAGCTGATCACGCGCTCCTTGCGCCGGATGTTGGCCTGAACGCTTGCGTCCGGGTCGATCGTGCCTCCGGTCTCGGCGCTCTCGATCTTGTGAGTGGCTTCGTGGATGATGGCGAACATTGCGTCGCGCACCTTTATTTCTGCTGCGGTTCTCATGTGTGGTGTTGGGTGAGACAAGTGTTTTGACCCATCTACCCACCCACGTCAAGCTCTTTGAACTAATTATTTGGTGGGCCTGCCCGGGGTTGAACCGAGAACCAATCCCTTATGAGGGGACTGCTCTGACCATTGAGCTACAGGCCCACGAAATATTATCGATCCTCGCCGGTGCGTATTATGACCGGCCGGCGCTCGCCCATATAGGCCACGCCCCTGACCACGTTGTAGTCCACCCACTCTACGGCCGTCTCAAGGCGATCATCCTCATCGACGTCATCGAAGGCCTCGTAGAATGCGGCGATCAGCTTCTCGTAGCTGTAGATCACATGGTTCGCATCCATGTCCCAGCCCACGATTGCTTCGTCGAGCTGTTCGCGCGGCTCGAGCAAGATGCAGCCGTGCAGGCCGGCCTCATTGTCGAGCACGTCGTCGAACCACGTGCGATGCTTGGTCGGCACATCATTGCCCAGCTGTTCAGCCGGGCTCGTGCTTAGGCGAGCTTTGATTTTCTGTTTCTTGGTTGATTTGCGTTTGCGTGTCATGGCAATCCAATGCAGATCATATCGTATCACATGTCCATCCAATTGTACGAGTCGGCCGCAGATAGAGAGCGCGAGCATCGCGTAGCCCAGCTCATAGCCATGCGCTGGAATTGCACGCCCATCAAGTCGGGCCTATTGGCCATGCACGACTACGCGCTATGCAGGCATGACCATAAGTCGGACCGGCTAATGGCTCATGCTTATCTCGAGATCAAATGCCGGTCCTTGCACCGGCCCAATTATTGGCTGTCCAAGGACAAGTGGGACTACCTGCTAGAGCTCGCCGACACGACGTCATGCCCAGCCTTCCTAGCCGTCCATTGTGCCACATCCGATCAGGTCAGCTTCATCCAAGTCCAAGCTCCATACCCCGAGCTCATCACAGCCGGCCGATCAGACCGGCCAGATGACCCCAAGGCCATAGAGCCTATGGTCATCCTCCCAGCACATCGTTTTAGGCCCCTAGGTAAGCTCAGGAGCTCGTTTGATGGCCAAGCCTAGCCTGACTACCGGTAGAGCCGATTGTGAGCCGTATTGGTCAGGGACAGGGATATAATCGACGCGTGACCCCTAGCTGGTAGCCTCCTAAAGAACGACCCCATGTCAAGCCCCCTTGGGCCAGATATCTGATCAGCGCGACGTAATGATGAGCTTTGAGCTCATATTGTCGTGTCGATTAGACATAATGGATCTTGTGCGAAATCAAATCCGGTGTTGTCCGGTCATGATTAAGGGGGCGGGGGGGGTCGATCGTCGGCCTTCGGCTGCGTGGTCGACGGGTTATCAACCTCACCCGTTATATCCAAAAAAGATCCCCTCGGGTCTTTAGCCCAATCGAGGTATTTCGCGGTTTCCTCGGGCTTATGGGCCACGATATTGGCGTCTATGACGTCACCCTTGGCCCGGCTAAGCTCAGCACCGCGGCTTTTGAGCAGCCGGTCGAGCGAAGCATGGTCTATTGAAAATCTGTGTTCGACGACCGCCTGAGGTTGGTCTTGGAGGGCCTGTATCTTGTCTATGGCGATACCCATGGCGATAGGGATCTGGGAGACGTGCAGGTTGTCGAGCTCGTCGACCAGCTTCTGGCTGGCCTGCTGGACGAAGCTTTTCAGGTTCCGGACTGTGGCCGCCTTAAACTCGTCATTCAGGCCCGTGGCCTCCGGCATCGACCTTTTGATGGCCATGACGTTGTTGGGCGACATTCGCTGAAGCTTGGCGATCTCGTCGATAGGCCTGCCGGCCCTCAGGAGCTCCCGGACGGCCTCCTTGCGCTCGTCCGAGACGCGCGAGGCGTTGTGATCCGAGCTGGGGTTCGTATCCAGCCGTCCATTATCGTTTGACATGCTTCAGGAGTGTCGCGACATTCACGCCCATGTCAAACGAGCTTGTTGGGCGTGACCCGCTCAGGATCGACTTCATCGCGCACGTCGAGCCGATCAGGACGACCCACCAAGCTGACCTGCGTATCCTCAAGACCAAGGCCGGCCGGCAGTTCATCGGCAAGACCTCCAAGTCTAAGATCAAGAATTGGGGAGAGCTCTTCGCCATGCAAGTCCGCCGGCACCGGCCGGACAAGCCGCTTGAGGGCCCTCTTTGGCTCAGGCTGACCTTTGCCTTCCCCTTGAACAAGGGAGACAAGGCCAAGGCCCTTCCGCACACAGTCAAACCGGACTGGGATAACCTCCCGAAGACTGTCTGCGATATCCTGACGCGCGAGAAGTTCTGGCATGACGATTGCCAGATCGTGTTCGGTCAGGTGGTCAAGTGCCGGTACAAGCAGCCGTTCGTCGGCGTGCGTATCTGCCCGGCCCCTTGGGTCGATGAACCCTTCGTAGACGCTTTGTATGCATCCCACAACCCAGACTGAGAAGGAGATAATAGCCCGGTATGGCTTGCCTAGAGACGAGATGATCGCCTTCCGGCGCACTCAGCTCAAGGAGGGCGACGACTGGTACCGCGTGTTTCAGGGAGCCAAACCGGCCCACATGTGCCCGATCGCCTTCACCGACGGCGGATAC